AGAAGCTGCCAATATCTTACTGCCATTCTCCAACTCCATTGAACCTTTGTTGTACACCACAATACCCTGCTGCATCCAGAGAGGCAACTGTTCGTAAGCCAACTGTAATCTTCCCAAAAGATCTCGGGCAGTTGACAGTTTGTTTGCCAGGATACCGATGTTCACGTTGTCATTAAACAGCGCATAGTGAAGTAGGTATGACACACAGGTGGTAGACTTACCAGTCTGTCGTGGCAGTTTGGCGATATTAAATCTGTTCTCGTGGAAGTTCCTAATTAGTTGCTTCTGAAAATCCCACATCTTAAATGGCACGACACCCTCGTCAAGAGAAATAATCTTGACGTAGTTCATCGCAAAGTATACAGGATCTTCCTTACACTTCAGATATTCAGCGATTTGTTCTTTAGTGAACTCAATGGCAGTCCCAACCTTTTTAAGGTTGGGATTACCAAGATAAAAATCTTGAGACATTATGCGGAAGTTCTATATGTAAAATCAACAAACACGGTACCGAGACCAATAGCACAGTTGCTAGAGCTAATCAGAGAACCTCTCTGATAGTCAGCGTTCAAACCTTGGAGAAAAACGTACTGATTCTGAGAGCCAGCATGAGTAACAATCATATCTCTGGAGTCATCCAAGAAGATTGCCTGGGCAGTATTCAGGAAGTGACCCGAATCATTCTCCATGATAACGCGCTGTACAGCATTATCACTACAAGAAACGTCAGGTTCAAATGGCAGTGGGAATCTCAGTTCACCACCAATCAAACTATTGTCAAGGATATTTACAACCATCTTGGCATAGACGTGAACCATTCTGCCAACTTTGGTGTAGTATCCAGTAGAAGTATTTGACATACCTGCTCTGTTTGTATTAGCAAAGTATGGGGTAGCATCGTAACTACCTTCCTCATAGTGATCAAGGATTTCTCTAGTGGCACCAATAAGTGAGGTTTGGTTGCCAAAATCAATACCCTTATCTGCCTGTAGAACGAAGTTACCATTCGAGTTGATTCGAGCGGCTTCAGTAAGGGAACCTAACTGAGAGGTGAGGAACTTAATAGCACCACCTTCTTGACCATTGGTAGTAGATTCAACCTCCGCAAAGATACCGCCGTAGTTAACGTTAGCGTTATCAGCAGCGTTTCTGCCACGGAAGTCAATACGACCAGGCTGGTGCCCAACACCAATCGTACCCGACTTGTAGAGAACAAGGTCAGGAGCGGTAGTAGAAGAGTTGGTTGTGTTCTCAATAATAATCTGGTCAGTCGTGTCATTGCCTTTGACGTGGAATTGACCAGCAGGATCATCAATACCCAAACCAACCAGTTGACCTCTAAGGACAACAGTGTCAAACAGAGCACCAGCATCCATTACCTGAAGTCTCATCAGACCTCTTTCGGAGCCAGCAGCAGTCAGGTGAATGTCAGTTTGGATTCTTCCATACTCTAGGTCAGTGGTATTAGCAGCATTTCTACCGACAAACTGGATGGTACCAAGTTGATCAGCAACAGCAGCAGAAGCACTTTCTCTTCTAAGGATGAAGTTGGGACCGATGAGAGCATCATCAGCAGCAAAGCTAACAGTGGACTGCTCAGCGTTTACTGTATATCCACTAGATGCTGTAATGCCAATGTTAGCCGATGAGAAGTTAATGTTGCTATCGGAAACTTCAAACTCTGGAGTTCCATCGTTATCTGTATCAATTTCAAACGCAACTTTAGATGTTGCGGTATTGCGCTTACGGAAACCAAACTGGGCAATAATAGAGCCACCGTTGTTTCTGAAGTCGATGTGACCCAGGTCATTACCATCAGCAACAATAGAGTCAGAGGTAAAGTCAATACCACTATGCTTGAACGTGATGTTCGCAGCACTATCTACTGTACCAACGTTGTCTGTGTTCTGGAGAAGCAACGATCTAGGACCAGCACCACCAGATGTAATATCAGCAAATGTTACATTGGAATTAGTAGCAACATCTTGACCGATAGAAATCTGACCAGAGACTGCTGAATACGTGACACCAGTGCCACCACTGAGGTGTTGACGAGTTTCAGCAGCAGAGCCACCAGTGTAGGTGATGACGCCAGTAGCAGAATCATAAGACAGAGATCCATCACCACCAAGATCAGTGACAGAGAGGTGGGCACGGACTTCGGCAGCACTGGGACCAGTATAATCAAACTGACCAGAAGTAGCGTTGTAAGTAAGAGAACCGTCTCCACCATTGTCTACAAGCGAGATTGCGTTACGTGCTCTAGCATTAGTGAAGAAGATATTGGTGCTACCTTCGACAAGAGAATCAGTATTAAACTCAGAGAAATCGACAGCGAGTGTCAGTTGATCGTTAGCATCATCATATGTTTTATTGATGCCTGTTCCACCTTGAAGGAGAACCGCTACACGATCATCAACTCTTTCGTTGGTGAAGAAGAGATTAGTTGGGGATGTTGCGGCTTCCGCAATGTCATCTAGATCCAATGTAATATTGGCGCTTCCATTAAAGGAAATGCCATTAATTGTTCTAGCAGTTTCAAGTGTAGTTGCGGTTGAAGCATTACCAGTCAGGGGACCAGTGATGCTAGCAAACTGTACACTGTCAGAAGTTCCAACGGCTTGACCGATAGCAACTACTCCACTGGAGATTGAAACTCCTGTACCACCTGAGAAATGGGCACGGGTTTCTGCTGCGCTAGGTCCAGTATATGTAAATACACCTGAGGTGGAGTTATAGGAAAAAGATCCGTCACCACCTGAGTCGGTTGCCGAGACAGCAGCACGGGCTCTGGTGTCTGTGAAGTAGACATTTGTGGGAGTGACACTCTCTTGGATATTGTCGGTGACGAGAGTAATATCAGAAGTACCGTTAAAACTAATCCCACTAATGTCGCGAGCAGTCTCAAGCGCAGTAGCTGTAGAAGCATTACCTGTTAACGCCCCCGTAATCGCTGTAATGTTAGCGGCATCAGCATAAATGTTAGCCCAGCGAGTACCCGTGGCACCTAAGTCCCAAGTGCTATCTACGTCGGGATAGATATGCTGATTGAATGTCCAAGCGTCATTGACGTTGGACCAAAGAATACTTTTATCTGAGGTTCCTTTAAGAATGATCCCGCCACCATCGGCTCCAGCATCAGTCGGGGTAGCGGTAGAACCTAGTTCAAATGTCTTGTCATCGATAGTAACGGTCGTCGAATTCACCGTTGTGGTGCTTCCGTTTACCGTAAGATTGCCTGTGACTACCAGATCGTTTGGAATGGTTACATCATTCGCGAGACCAAACGTAACGGTATCGTCATTAGTATAATAGACTCTAACTTGGTTAGCAGTCTCAGCAAAGGTAATATTATCAATAACAGAGTATGATGATGTCATTCTAAAGATGGCACCACCAGTAGTGGAAACCATCCTAATATCATATTCTGTACCGATGGAGGAAGCACCACCACCAACGTCAAAGTTTCTAACAACACCATCAGTTCCCTTCAACTTCATCGTGAGAACAGTGTTGGAAGTAGCTTCCAAAACAACGTCTCCGATCTGAAGAGGGAAGATGTTTGTTGGTGGTCTGAGAAGGTTTGGGGCTTCCTCAGGTAACTTACGAATCGTCAGAGACATTTACTGTACTGGCTACATGCTTTCTATGGGTATTTAGCTGGTACCAGTCTTCTGCCGCGTCGAACTCATTGAAGAACATAGTATGTCCTTCAAATACAACACAGAATTTATCAATCAAAGAATCATAAGAAATAGGAGCATCCGAAATAGGATGTTCGGCAATGTAACTGCGATACCAATCTGGATAATCTAAAGCTTCTTGTCGCAATTCTTCAAGAGCGGAAATGCGATCTTCTGGGACTTCACTCATGATCTTTAGGGTAATCTTTGTCTAGGTCGGACAGACGCTTTGCCCAGGTGTCTCCACCTTCAGCACCATTAACAGGATTAATACACGTACTATCTCCTAGATTATTACACACTAAGCCTGCTAAGTCAAGCTCACTCCCTATCTTCCCCGTCGCCCACATGTGTTGACCGTTGATCCACATTGCCCCGCACTTCGGGCAATCCACTCTGCTCATGCTCAGATCCGACGTTTCTTTCCCCGAGGATGATTCCATAATCTTTCTCCATTTGCGTGATTGTACTCTTGAGCTCTCGCCTTAGGCGCTTCTCCATAAAGTACATACGCAATTTCACGTATCCATACTTTATCTCCAACTCAATGTATTGAATGAGTTTGAGAGTTTCTTCCCAACCAGCATACGCCACACAGAATAATAAAACTAACAGTAGCCAGGTTACGGGAGATATTGCCATGATCAACGGAGAGTCTCGTCAATGATAGCACGCTGGGACTCTAACGCTAAAAATAAAGGTATTTCCTTAATCTTGTACTCTGACTCAGAGTATGAATATACTCTACACCCAGGGTAGACTTTCTCTGCCTGTTTTTGTATGTCACCCCTTTGGGGTTTATTTAAGTACGGGAAGAATACTTGAAGACGATAAGGTTTACCTCGCCATACTACTTCGGCAAGATAATACTTTCCGTATTCGTTGATTCTATTTGCCATCAGTTCTTGTAAGCAACAGCTGTTGCCCAAACAGAATCAGCAGCGCCAGAAGCATCCAAAGCAGATCCTGCTGGCTTCTCGATTATAAGAGAACCGCCTGGGGGAACATAAGCAACAAAACCAGTGGCAACAACAGTAACCTCAGCAGCAGCTGTGGAAGATCCATTAACGCACAAAACCAGAGGATTGGCAAGAATGGTGGTATTGACACTAGCAGCAACCTGAATGTCTTCAGCAACTGACAGTGGTTTTACAAGCATGAGTCTAAAAATACCTTCTTTCTATTTATTGTTTTTAGAAGCATCCTTTAGCATTTTTTGAAGGTCTGCTGTAGATCCAACAAATAGAGCATTGGTAACATTGGTTGGACCCTTCTTCTTTTCTTCTTTAACATCCTTAGTTGCTTTCTGAAGAGCCATCAACTTATCTGTAACGTCACCTACGTTTTTGATAAGTTGACCTGCTACCTCATACGCTCTGGGGTGATCGGATGACATTGCTACGTCAAGAGCACCATTGATTGCTTCCTGACCTTTTTCAATCAGTTGATACAGTTGTGCTCTACTATACTCATGATCATCCTGAACCTGATCTTTTTCCACAGGAGCAGGTGGTTTCTTTACTGGTTCGCTGACTGTAGATAATTCACTTACAGTCTCAAACGCTTGATCTAGCCCATCAAACTTATCCATAGAAACTCGTCAATTCATTAAATCCAAAGTCATCCCCAGCATCTAGTAGAGCATCATCCGCAGTGTTGATCAAATCGATAGGAGCACCAGATAAGTGTTCTGCTTTGTTGGTGCCATTCTGACCACGGGTGACTGTAATACTTGTAGCGTCTGGAAGTGTTTTGACTTTCATCACTTCATTTCCAATTTCAATGTATTCATCAATAGTGAATACACTGGAGTCTTGTACTTGAAGTGTAGTAATTGTTTTGCTGATATCTGCCATGAGAGCAGAAGTACCGTCTAGATTCTCGTCTCTGATTGCGGCAGGTGTAACTTGATATTGTACTCTGCGTGGTGCCACCACTCGATTGTCGCCCATCTTGTAATCCACAGTGGCTTTCTTGATGGGTGCGCCAGTCTGAGAAGGACCAAACAGATACGTTTTCATCGAAAACGTAAAGTCAATCGTTGTAAGTTTTCTTTGAGTGAAGTCACCTTCGTATTCATCAGAGTATGATATGCCATTAAGAACGATAGGCACATCACGGAACTCATTGAGGTCTTCAATAAGTTTGATCGTAACGTTGTAAGAGGGTTGGAAGAACGGGAGGATTTGCTCCATGATCTCCAAAGCTTCATCGTTAGTCTTGGATAAAACAGATAGACTAAACTCGATGTTATATGGTACTGGGGTGTAAACTTTTCTAATCGCATTATTCCCATCAGCCTTAAGGTTCAGGGTAACTGGACTCAGTTTCCTAGTTCCATCATAACTGATACCAGTTACTTCAAATGATATTCTAGGTAGAGTGATAGCAACCTTTTTATTCAGATCAGGTTGCTGTTCAATTCTAGCCAGAAATTTTTGCTTTGGACCATACGCCAGGGGCACCTTCATTTTTTGATACGTTGATCCATCAGGGTTCTCTTTGCGAACCTCAATGTTATTAAACATCGTACCAAAAGCCACTACGCACTTTCGGATGATCTTATTATAAGTGTATCCAGTGTTTAACATCTTATGTTGCTATGCCGAATGGGTTAGACTCAGTGAAGTCTAAAATGTCGTCTGCTTCAAGTTCAAACTCAACATTATCATAATATTTATCATCTGTGGAATCGATTGGATCGAACGAGTTAATTGTAACCTGAGAACCAGTATCGCTTCCCATAAGAATTTCATTGATTAGGAAGTCGCCAGTAGGTGCTTTGAGTTTAAGCCAACCTTCTTTAGCATCCCAGTCAGCAACGACTGCTTGATTACCAGTGCTGCCACCAGTAACACTTTCCCCAATCTTAAAGTCTCCTGTACGACCAGGAGATACTGGTTGAATAGTAAAGGATGCTGTTGTATATCCAGAACCTGGCTTCTCCACTACAAGTTTGGATACTGATGTATATCCCTTACCCTGATTAGTGATCTCAGCACCTATAAGAGTTCCACTACTATCGAACGTTGGTTTCGCTACAGGAGAGAGTCCTCCAAATGGAGGATTACTAAACGAGATACCAGTTCTAGAAACATCATATCCTTCACCGCCATCGACAATCTCCAATGCTACAAGTTTACCTTCTTTGGTTGTTGGTTTGAGAACCGCATTTCTTAGTGGTGTTGAACCAGACAAAGAAACGGTAATCATATCAGCACGAACTTCTGCTCCTGTGCCATCACCATTGACCGTGACAGTTGGTGTAAAGTTATAGTTCTTGCCCTCTTCAGTAAGAACTGGTGAAGAGATTCCACCGTTAAGAAGTGTGGGTACACCAATAGCACTGATGCCAGCAGATGTGAGGAAGTAGTATTTAATTGTATATCCAGTATCGACGAGTTCCTCGTCACCAATAAAGATCTCTCCCTGCTCGTCACTGTACTCGAACAGTTCACACTTAAGTTTGTAGGTATAGTTCTTACCAAGTTGGTAGAAAGGCTCTTCGTGTTCTACAAACTTGATCTCAAAATAATTTCCTGCTAGTGGGAACCAGATAAGATCACCCTCTTGTGGTCTCTCCCCAAGTTCTACATCAGTATCTAGAAGAAGGAACTGAGAAATGAGATCAGAAAATCTTTGCTGCGAGATAACCATTGTGATCTCATCAGTTTGTCTGATTCCAAATTTAGTCAACAAATCTCCACCACCTTGGAAACCTTCGGCGTTCTCCAAGTAAGCCTCGATAAGATAAGAGTCATCAAACTCAGACGACACCTCTTCATTAAAGACGCCATCTTTCTGAGTAAGTTGTCTTGGGATGTAAAGTACATCCATCCCAAACATTTTGATATACTCTTCGACCAGTCCTTGCTGAAGGAACTGTTCGTTACGAGTTCCGTGAGTGAAGAAAACGTTTCTCATCCGATCATATCCAGGGGTGGCATTTCATAACGACTGAGCATTTCATCTTCTAGTTTGTTCACGTCATTGTTCCCATCATCAAACAACTCTCTCCCATTCAGAGTAATACCCCCAGGGAGTTGAGCACCTTGGAACTTGATCAGGTTCTGACCCCACTGCCTCTTAATCAGAGCAGTGACATATCTCTTGAGCCAGAGATCGTTAAAGATACCAGCATGATCTGCTGGATCAAGAGCTCTGTAGCATTCAAAGACTAGGTGATCACCTGCTGCTACATCCTCTTGGAAGTCAATGTCCATGAACAGACGTTGACCTCTCATGTCAAATCTAACTTGTTTCTGCCCTTCCAGAAGGAAGTAGATGTCTTCCATTCTACGGTTGACCATTTCATAAGTCAAGATCTCAGTCTGGGTTAGATCCCACAGATCATTGAGTCTCCACTGGTAACGGACATCAAAAAGGTTTGAAGTATTCTTCGACGTAAAGTCAAAGATTTTGATTACGCTGGTAACGTAATCGGGAACTGTAATATAGTTATTGGCTTCTAAGAAGTCAGTTGCCTTACCACCAACTTGTGCCACCGATGTAGTGGTGTTGGTTTTCATGGCATCAATAGTTGCCTGATCAAATTGATACTTCAGATAGGTTTTAATATATCCATCGTACATTCTTTCGTTGTACATTTGGATAGCATCATCCACCAGATCATCGATCTGATCATCATCGACGTTAATCTCCAGAACTGGGGCACCCAGTTTTCTCAGAGCATAATCGATAAGTTGTTGTCTGGTTCCTGGTTTAGCCATTTTATACGGTGTCTACGTTGAAGCGAACGCGAACATAATATGTTGTCAATGGCAGTACAACCACATCACCTGGCAAAGTATATGACAGGAGGTTGGTTGAGTTACCAAGAGACTGGTGAACAATGTCAGTGAACTGATCTGACTGGGAGAATTGCCAATCAGAAGTTACATGCTGATACCCACTCTTAATCGCTGGAGTAATAACATTGATGGTTGGGTTAAACGCTGGTGTAATGGTTTGAATCTCTGGTTGATCTACCTTTGGTGTAGTGAACTGAATAGGTACAGAATATGGAGAAACCAAACCTGCGTTATCTTTATATTTAACAGCAACTTGATATAGAGTATCGAAGTCCAGAGTCCCTACAGGAACTGTGAGCGTTGTTAGGTTGTTGGGATCTCCTTGTGAGAGATCAGGAACCGTAATTGCTGAAGTGTCATAGATCACAACGTTATCAGCGACTCTCTTGATCTGCCAGAAACTAGCCGCATGGGTAGATCCAGCATACTGAGAATTGAAAGCGGAGGCAGTGAAGGTTGGTTGTCTATTAAATGCCAATCCTGTATCAGGATCAACATTAACATTCATGCTGGTGGGAGGATCAACGAACTCAGCTTCATTGACTGTCAGAGCAGCAGCATCAGAAGTTACTGTAATAGCGTTGGAGTTGCTAAGTACGCAACGATACTTTCTATTCAGTGTGGGGAATGGAAGTTCCTCTGTCTGATAACTTGTACCATTAGCAGCCGAAATGTTCGACCAGTTAGCGCCATTGTCAGTAGAGATCTGCCACTGATAATTAATTATACCAGATGTGATCGAAGCAGTGATGTTGTATGTGGCTCTGTTGCCTTCAATGACTGCCTGACCTTGTGGTTGGACATCAATAGTGATGACCCTATTAACAGTCAGTAAAGCATATGTGGATGTTACTGGCGCTTGAGCACCGACCAGAGAAAGTACGCAACGATATCTGGATTCATTGTCATCAGCGAACACCAGATTTGGCGTAGTGTAGGACGCACTTGTAGCATCCGTGATGTCAGTGTAATTAACTGTGTCATCAGATCTTTGCCATTGGAAAGTCTGTGTGCCACTAGAAGTTTGACCAACCACAGTAAAGGTTGCTGTGCCACCTTCATTGCCAGTCTGGTTAGTTGGCTCTGTAGCTACAGAGTGAGTTCTGTATACTGTTAGTAGAGCAGCACTTGTGAATACTGGATTATCAGCTCCTATAGCATCAAGTTTACAACGATAGCGATCGTCGTGGTCATCGGCATATGTTAGTGTGCCAGTTGTATAATTGGCGGAGGTTGCTCCAGGAACATCAGTCCAATTGCTTCCTTGATCATCAGATCTCTGCCACTGGAAAGTAACACTGGGGGTATGATCGCTAAGGATTTGGGCATATGTTTTATCCCAAAGTGCTTGTTGATCTGGATCATCAAATTGATTTCCACCCCCTGCTGGAGTAGTCCAATCGGCAATACCGAAGGAAGAACTTACTAGAGCATTGATAGCCTGATTGACAGCAGTGCCATTCGCAGCAAATGATGCGGTCTCTCCCTCATTAGCCACTTGAGCAGTGGGTTCCAGGGTGATGCTAATGTTAACGGTTTCTACCTGAAGAACCGCAACATCAGAAGTTACCGTGGGAGCACCAGCAGCAGCGATGAGAACTCTAAACTGATACTCATCATCGCCCGCAGTGAGAGTAGGAGTTGTATAAGATGCTGTATTAGCGCCAGAGATGTTTGACCAGTTAGATCCACCATCGATGGACTGTTGCCATTGATATGTAAGATCGCCAGGAACACCGTCCGATGTAGTAGCGGTCACACTAAATGTTCTAGTGCCACCAACAGATCCAACTTGGTTCTGAGGTTGAACACTAATAACAACAAGTCTAGTAACTGTTAACTCTGCTGCTGTAGATAGAACATCAGAAGAACCATCAACCCTAAGATTACACTTAAAGAATGTGCTGTTGTCGTTAGCGTATGTAGTTGCTGGTGTTGTATACGAAGGGGAAGTAGCACCACCAATATCGGAATATACTCCGTTAATGGTAGTGGATCTTTTCCACTGATATGCCAAAGTAGCACTATCAGCAGTAGAAGCAACAATTGTGAAGGTAGCTGCGGCAGGAGCAACGACGCTTTGTGGTTGGGGATCTTGAGATACAGCGATCACTCTGTACATGCTCAAGTTAGCCACATTAGATGTGGTTGTTTGTACCGCAGTGCTGGAATCTAGAATACAACGATACTGATAACCATTAAATGCGAAGTCGTCATCAACAGTCAGAGTATCAGTAAGTTCTCCACTGTGTCCTGCCAAAGAACTAATGTTGTTCCAGTTGGAGCCCGTATCTGTAGAGTATTGCCACTGATAAGTAACTGTGGATGAATCCGAAGAGTATCCTTGGAGTGGACCGAAGACCGCATTTGTACCACCACCAGCTTCAATATTTTGATCAACTGGTTGAGTTGTGATGAATACCAGAACACCCGTTCCGTTTGTTTGGAAGGAATAACTGCGGGATTCACCACTCTTCAGTTCAGTGACAGTGATATTAAAAGTTAGGTCTTGATAGCTAGAAGTTACTGTTCCAGAAAGAACACCAGAACTGGTACTGAAGGTAAGACCTGTGCCACTAATACTATCCCCACTCAGTTGATATTCCCTAGCAGCAAATGGTTCATTAGCATACGAAACAATAGTTTGGATGCCAAGTTGGAGATTCACCGAAGCTCCATTATCATATCCCTGACCACTTGTTAGATCACCTGCGCTAGTGTACCAAGTGATTGTCTTGGGAATGAATGGGTTGAACATACCCATAACTTTGGAGATGACCGAATCTGTGCTCGATACATCAAAGTCAACACCAGTATGTACTGGGATATTATTAATGGCTCTACCACTATGAGTTGCCTCTTCAGAGTCAAGCTCAGCGAATAAAGTTATGTTAGAAAATGTTGGACCATCAGTAAACTCATGAGTATCAGAAATAATACACATGTAGTTGTTTGTTCCACCACCGCTTGCTGTGCTAGTAGCAGGGTTCGATACACCGATGGTGATCGTATTGTTTACAGGATCCTGTGCTGTAATCTGATGCCATTGATAGGATTCATTTTTAATATTAACACCACCAACACTCAGAGAAGAGGCACCTACTCTAAACTGGATATACTTGTTAATGTTGTTGAGGAATACAGAAGACTGTGCTGGTGGAAAAGAGATTTTCAGATCAGTGCTAGCCGAAGTTGTAGCAAAAGGATCCGTTGGTAGTCTGTATTCTGTAGCAGTATTGATTGGATATGCGGTGCTACTGACAGCAGAGATATCTCCAACAGTACCCCTCTGGCGGATAAAGTCTTTAGCCAGCCCAGTAAGATCTGTAGTTGTCAGGTTGTAGTTATTGCTAGTCACCCACTGACACATGATACCAGCAACAACAGGGGCAGAGAAAGATGTACCGCTGATGTTTCCGTAGTTGCTTGTGCTGGTATACGGGGTATTAGCAGTCCAATCGTAGAAAGGAACTGTCATGTGCGCCCCTGGGGCTACGGTGGTTGTACCAGATCCGTAGTTAGAAAAGTCTGCCCAACGGTCGTTGTAATCAGAAGCACCAACCGAGATGCTCTTGATATTAACGTCCTGATAGTTTACATCATTATCGGAGAAGCCAGAGGATCTAGCACCAGCAACATATCTTGTCTGGAGTGGACCAGCAAAATTATTAGAGGCATCGCTAAATCCATTGCCAGCAGATCTGACAAGAATGATATTGTTATCGACGATTACTTTTTCAGCTTCGTCATAGAGTTCCAGGTCGAACCCAGCGTCTTGCCCACTCTCGTTAATCTCAACGTAGGGGAAAGAACCGCTTGGAGATGCGGGTCCAAAGGAAGCGTTAATAACAGAAGGTCTTGTATTGCCCTTGTAGTTGGGGTGACCCGAATCATTATGGTCAATGACCGCCTGATAGGCATCGATGATGTCAGCGAGAGATCCACTACCTGAGCTACTAAAAGCTTTTAGAGCATAGATCTTTGTTTTGCGAGCAACACCTGCCCTGATGCCAGCCGCACAAATGGCACAGTTAGTTCCGTGACCCTGGTCATCTTCATTGGAGTTGGTACCATATGAACCAACAGTAAAACCAGATTGGAATCCAGTTACTTCATATACACGATAAGACTGTTGCTCCGAAGTACCGTTTAGGTCGATAATGTTATCGGGGTCATATAGTTCTGGGTGAAGCGCAGCGTTAGTTCCTGTGGGTCTAGAAGATCCACGAACACCAGTATCAATAACATAGAGGTCGCATCCGTCGCCTTCCTCTGGGCTATTGTACACACCGTTCATGTAGGAACGGTTTTGCTTTGTAATTCTATCGAGGTGCCAGAAGTCATGAATACAGAACTTACCAAAACGAGCAGGACTATCGTTGTAGTTGCCGTAATTGGAAGAGTTAGCGTTATACCAGTAGATAACAGATGGGGTGCTAGAACCTACAGTAATTCTTGTATAGGCACCAGACTGTCCAGGAGTACCAGCAGCGGTTACACCTGTGGAGTAAATAACGCCACCAGCAGTCCATATGCCGTCGGGCGTAATAGAGAGTCTAAGGGGGTGACCTGCGTTTGAGGAGTCTGACTGGTCAAATGTATAAGTACCGCCTTGGAGGAATCCAGTAAAGGTTGAGATTCTACTAAATGGTCCACCTGAACTTGTTGAGAAGACGTATCTTGGACCAGCAGTAAAGTTCTGAACACGCACATAGATAGTTCCACCAGAGCCAGTGGAAAGAATCCTAGTGTTCTTCGTGTCTTGAAGTTGGGCATCATTATCTTCAACTTCATCACCAACATACTCTACATTTAATACTTCGCCACCATCGTCATAATCAGTGACGCGAAACTCTCTATCCCAAGTGGCTCCTTTGAGACCTTCGGTTAGACGCACACTTTCAAGATTCTCGGCAGTAGCATTCTCGTCTGCCACGCTAAATCTGATGGTGCGGAATGATCTAAGTGTCTTTACAAACTCTAAATAATCATGCTGACTAAGGAGAGTATCCTTTACATCGTTAACGTCAAATGAGTCTGCGACCTTAACTAATAGGGTTGCCATGTACGCCTGTCCAGGTCAGTGTTATCCTCTTCAGTATTTATAGCCAAATGTCGTTAAGAGATAGAACCGCACCTACGGGTGAATATAGAAATAGGGAACATCTTTGGTCTCGCATCAAAGCACCCTTTGATGGAACTCCAGAGACTGTTCCCTATGAAGTAGGCGGTAAGTATGATGGAAGGGAAATTCGTTCCATCGGTATTACCAAAAATATTTACGGTAAAAGATATTACCTAATTGTTGCTGGTGATAAGACTCATGCTCCTCAAAGATTTGAATTTGATGAGAAGCATGATATGCTTAGCAGTAAGGCTTTACTCAGCTAACAACCTCAACTTCACCCGTAGTAGCGGGTTCATCAAGATTCTTTTCAGCCAGACGGAGACCTTCAATTGCGCCACCAAGACGCAAGAGTTGTTCTTGTCTGGCTTTTAGTGCGTCTTCGATCTCCGAGATTTCACCACGGATCTTACCGCGCTGCTCTTCAAAGTCTTTGATCATTTCTTCAATAGTCATGCTTCACTCCGTTGGATTTTGGATTCTTCACCAAGAACTTTGGTGCGTACAAGGTCAAGGGCTTCACAAGCACCTTCAAGTTTGAGGCACTTGTTCCGAACTTCGTTAAGTTCGGTAAGATCTACACGAGTCAAGAGGGCAGAATTCTTTTCAAGCTCGTCTTCGCGCTCTTTAACATCCTTACGGCAAGCGACAAGTTGCTCAACAAAGTCATCCCACACATCCGTAAAATCTAGAAGACCTTCGGTTGTTGTTTCTTCAGACATAGTTTCTCACTTCATCTTTAATGTGTCCTTCTGTCAGCTCATATGGAGTAGCAAGATAGGGACGAGTATCATACTTTAGATCGCTATAGTGACCATTAGCAAAGACATACTGCATGAAAGCATTCATCTGCTCTCTGCCTGTATACTTCTCACGCCAGTGGGGAATGAGTGATCCTGAATATATTACCACATCTCCTGGCTCAAGGTCAACCTTTCTCAGGTTACCTTCCCATTCAAAGTAGAGGAACGATGGATGTTCCTCATCCCTTGCGATGTTGACGTTTACTGCTACTTCAGAACTTCTACGGTCAACGTGCCGAACAAGCTCGCTGCCTTCAGTATATATACGACCATAAGAATAGGTCGGATGTAACTTCTCTTCTAGAATCCTCTCTACCTTTGGTTGGAGAACCAGACTTAGAGATTCAAAACAAAGTGGAGAGTACCAAGAGAATGTGTTAGGAACAGTAGGGTCATTATATCCCTCAGTGTTTCCCATCGCTTTTAGAGCATCTCGCATAAGTCTAAACTCGGTAGCGAGAAGATCAATGGCATTGGGAGATACCATCTGCCTAACCAGTTTAACAAATGGCTTTCTATGTAATTGTATAGTGTGTTCTGTCATAGAAATTAGAGGGTATCACAGTGGGCATACATGGGATGCTCATTGACAGTCTTCTGGAAGTTGGTGTGGCTTTGTGCCACGCCCTATCTGGAATATACAACATATCTCCAGGTTTGAGAACCCCCTGCCAGTCAACTTCATATTTTGATTCATCTACGGGTTTATCGTTCCTAGCTTCCCATAGAGAGGTAGCCCTATTTTTATAGACTACCCAATCTGTTTCACCTTCGCATTGAATAATAAAGTTAGCGAAGTGGTCATAATGGCACTTGAAAGAATTAGCCGAATCTCTTGCCCCATAGACATGGATATCAGAGTTTACATCAAAGTGCCTTTCGATCTCAGCGCATAGAGATCTAACTCTAGCATTTGCTCTACTATATGACAAGATAACAAAACTCTTACCACTTACGATGTGGTTATGGATAAGTTTTTTATCTTGATCTGGAGTTCTAGCCCATGCTGGTTTATAGATTTCAATGTCTCGCTTAGAACCATCTGGCATGATGAGTTCCCAATACATATCTGATCTATGTAAAGCATCCTCTACTGTCTCCCAAGAACAATACTTCTCAGGAGACTTGAGAAAATCTGGAACATAAGTGGCTTGATCCTTTCCCAGTAGATTAGCCGTTGCGAAGAAATTGTTCCACATTTCGAGCTCTACTACACAGGTTTATAGTCAATGCTATTCTAGCATCATGTTCCTTAGGGCAGGAAGAAGCATGATAGTGCTTTCCATCAAAGACAAACAGTTTGTTCCTCTCAGGATGACACTGGTACTTGATAGTGTATTTGTCAGATTCTGTAGTCTCATTAAATACGACAGTTGGACCATCAGAATCATTTACATAATACAAACAAGTAAAGTGATCTCCTACCTGGGTCTCTGGATAATCGATATGTGGTTGATTGTGGAGCATATGCTCATCCCTAAAAGTAGGGAAGTTCAAACCACAGCGAATCCGAGCCAGTTGCCAATCTCTATAATCTAACTCCATCGCATCCAGGATGTAGTGGTAGATAAAACTAAACTTATCATACCACTCACTAGCGCGACCATCGACATAAGGAGTGTGATGCATTCCAGGTTGAGACCTGTAATATGCTGGAACTTCATCCCTAGCATCGGGAGAAACTGTTACATCATCAAGCCAGTACCAAGGAAAAATATTCGAGGTAAGGAGATCATGAACCTCTAGTGCTAGAGAGTTAGGTAGAAAATTCTTAAATTCTTTCATCGTAAATTAAATGACAAAGATATCCTGTCAGAAAAGGATAGGTTAGCTTTCACATGATGCATCACCCACGCTGGGAAGATAATCAAGCGATTTGGTATCGGTGTATACTCATACTCAGCATTACTATATCTAGTCATGTTTGGAGCAATGGTTCCCAGAGCGAAGTCATTGGACCCTCTAGTAAAGCATAGATTGCCAGCGTTCTCATCTGCTTTCACATAAAAAACCCCAGACAGTTTACATTCTGGATGTACATGAACTTGATTATATGAAAGTCTGGGATTGATATTGACCCAGAGATTGACAATACTATCAGCAGGTTCTGGTATACCTAACTCATTGGAAGCCACCGCTGCCATCTTAGCAATTGCTTCGACTAAAGGTTTAAGTGGTGTCCTATCAAACTCTTTGTAGTCATTTGACTGCCACCCACCAACGTTAGATACCAGTCTACCTTCATCTTTTTCCTTCTCAAGATAAGCCCAATACATGATGCTATCGAGATCAAGTTTCAGGTCAGTTCCCCATATGGGAGTGGGGAAGATTTCATCTAGGAACATTTCGTAAAGGCGTATACTTAAATCCGAAGCAATGACTCCATCTCCATTCTACACTCTCTGGGATCCATGGAGCGTGAATGGTGTTCGCATTGTACAGTGTCATAGTTCCGTACTCTGCTGCGGCGAAACCTGTCTTAATGAAACCCCAATGCCGTTGCTTATCTGAATCGAAGTTGATCCATCTGTCGTCATGATTGGTGCCGTCTCCGTGCCAACTATGCCACTCTTTATACCTGTGGTGATTTGGATCGATTTGGAAATCGTACCGTCCCTCATCAATCGTTCCTTTATACTTAAAGAAGTTGGTTCCTGTTTCATTTTCTTCGTGGTGAGAAAGCCAGAGGTTAGCAATGAATCCTTCATCAGTGCCAAAGTCTCTATGTGGCATCTGCCAACAACTTACAGGACGGCACCTATCTTTAACATAGATGTTCCCCCATTCAGAGAATCTCTCATCATGTAGTCCCACATCAGCTGATTGCTTGAAGTGGTTGACCATTATGAAATGACGGATCTGTTCTGCGATGGGGGAAAATATCCAATAAGGTATCGACGTTTGCGCGAAAGGGTTTGAATCGCTCGCACTACCAGCATTGTTGTAGTCTTCTATTGGATAGCACTTGAGCACCTCAACGAATTCATCGAGGTCATAAAACATATCACGAATACGCCAGTATTGCCCATGGAACGTAAAGTTCCATTCATCAAATGGTTTGATGAACTTGGCTTTATGTTTGGGAACAGGAAGAATCTTAAAATCTTCAATCATAACCTAGGTAATTAAATGATATAGCGATCCTCTGAGAAGCATTACTTGGTGGGACTCTATGCCTTACCCAAGATGGGAAAAGAATAAAGTCATACTGCTCTGCTGTCACTTCAGTAGATATAGTATCTATACCTGCCATGTGTTCATATGGTGTCATCCTTAGAATGTAATCATTGGGATTACAAAATCGAATGTTAGCCGAACCCTTAGGCTTCTTAAAATAGTAGACTCCAGATACTTGGCATCTACCATTCCAACCATCTCTATGACTGTGCTCTGCTGTGCTGTCATTAGAGAAATGTTTGTTTGCCCAAGAGTGCTGACACTCAACGTAAGCCATCCTTCTATATCCAAGGATGTTCACCCAGTAGTCTCGGACAGCGTAATCAATCCTTTTCCAGAACCATTTCAATTCAGGAATGCCATGAAGGTCCATGCCATTAGGTGCGGTAGATAAACCAGTCTCACCAGCAAAGTCACCCAACTTAGAATCCAAAAACATTCTAGTAAGGATGTCATCAAACTCGGCTTCTTGATATTCGGTGGGGCAAAGATGCCCCTTGAATACTGGAACCGAGAACAAAGGATGGATGGTCATTTCCAATACTTTCGCAAGATTTTATTGGTCTTCAGTTGACGTTTAGTGACGTTAACGTTTTCCTGAAATTCATTATAAGCCGTAAATTGAAACTCGTTTTCTAAAACAAAATCTTCTGGAGTAGCAACATCAATGGATACATCCAAGTTTTCTAGGAGTTTGCGGGAAATAGGAACGTAGCAAGCAAGAGGAGTTCCTGCCTTAACTACTTCATCACCTTCCTTCACGTGCCACCAGAGTTGGACATTGACTTCATAAGCCGAGCGTGGATCAAGGATACCAGAAATAGCGCTGAATCTAGATTCATTTACAAACGGGACCTTAGTCTGAAGGAACACAATGTCATCATCTGCTTGTACTCTCCAACACGTATTGACTTTGATGACTTGATCAATAACGTTATCTTTAGAAGAGTCCATCAACCACTTGGCGGTATCACTATCGTGGAGGACCACATAGTCAGAACCAGGAGGACTGAACGGAGTGGTAGTGAAAAGAATAGTATGCCCATCCCCATTGGTGTGGACCTTGAAGTCAGCTGGAGCACGAACAACGTACCCAGTCCGCATCACCGAGTTAATTGCTGGACATTTACCAATACTATGGGGTTGATTAAATGGGATGGCATTCATGATGTTAGCCATAGGGCATTTGGTTTGCCGTTCCCTATAGTCTTCCTTCTCATTCTTAATCCAATCCCGATCCAGTTCTTCAGATCTAATCACAGGGTACAGAGTATGCGCCCCAGGAATCAGACTAAAAAATCTAGCACGCGGTTTTTTGGGTTTCTTCATCAACCCCATAAATGTTTTTAACAAGGTAATCATAATGATTTGGGAGTTTAGCAACGTGCCTTTCTAGACTGGTCTTATACTTTTCAAACTGTCTAACAGCAGATTCTATTTCTGCTTGTGGATACTCGTTACGATTTCTAGTATAGATACTATCGGTCTGAGTCAAAGGATGGTATCCAAGACCAGCAGCAATATAAACCAATCCTCCAAGGTCTTTCGGAGCATTTGCGATATTGAAATTATGTATGAACTCTTGATAGAGTCTAGGTGACCTTACCACTTTATCATACATCTCTTCATATGTCAGTGGACTACGCTCAGTATAATATCTCCAGTAAGGAGTATCGTCTCTGGGTGACAGATAATAATGCATGTAGACGAACTCTTTCATTGCTTCGAGTTCGTATGACACAGCATGGTTATATCCATCAATGTCAATCTGAGTGATCTTACCGTTCCTTCTTTCAAAGGTATCAACCAATCGAAGAATGTTCTCGTGTGTAGTGAAGAGACCTGTGGATTCTAGTGGCTCTAGGAAACCATAGGATAGTCCAATACCAATAACATTCTTATACCACCCAAACTTGTGCTTACCGTGGCGGAACTTGATGTGTTTGACTTCTCCATCCCACTTGACATGATCACGGAACTCCTTCTCTGCCTGTTCTTGGGAACAGAACTTAGAGGAATAAACATAGCCAGTTCCGATACGATCCCAGGTAGGAATAGTCCATACCCATCCATTACCTAAAGCATAACCATCGGTCGTGTTAATCATCTGCTCCCTACGATTAGTGTAGGGAATACGTGCTGCGACAGCAGAGTCATTAGGGAGATCATCTTCAAAAGAGATATAGGGAACTCCCATATATCCCTCTAGGATTGCTGACTTAAACCCAGTACAGTCAATAAAATAATCGGCATGATACTGATACCCCTCGTCATCGAGCAGGTACACAATCTCACCCTTATCATTAAGTGAGGCACCACTGATGTCAGCATAATGGTGAGTCACATTCAGACAAAGGTTCTTACGCAACCATTGCCCAAACTGATCGGCATCAAAGTGGTAAGCCGCAATCCACTTTTTACTGTAGTTCGGGAAGTATGGATCGTCATCGCACATCTTATTGGCAGCTGCCAGATATGAGACTGGATTATAGAACTCAGAAAATGTTGTGTCTGGGAATTGTTCTGGGAAGAAGTTATGGATGTGATACCAATCTAGAAATCCACCACGAGAGTAATCAAAGTCACCAAAAGGATACTGGAAGACATCTCCCTCATTCTTCCAGTTGGTGAACTGAATTGATAATTTATACGTTGCCTTACAGGAAGGCATCCAGTCTTTATCCTCAATACCCAGACAATCTAAGTACCGATTAAAATGCCCTAGGGTAGATTCACCTACACCCAAAGGCTTAGAGTGTTGGCTTTCGACTAGAGTGATATCCCACTGGGGAAACTTTTTAGATAAAGCGGCAGCAGTCATCCATCCTGAACTGCCACCGCCAACAATACAAATCTTACGCATGAATATAGTGAGGAACATCAACACCAGACACACGTTCATAATAGAACTCTTCTGGTGTGGGGAATTCATCGATCTCCCGCACCGTATCGGGGTGGAGCTCGTACCCAGATTCTAGCGTCCTCCACTGGCTTAAGTCAAGGCTATGCCGCCTTTCCATGTAGTCAGCGTGCCATGAAGTCACTGGATGCTGGTTGAATCCAGCAGCAAGATATGCGTTACCTTCAAGATTATTCATATTCCAGATGTTCATGTCATGCATATCTAGGAAGATCTGTTTCTGAGGATACACTCGATACTCATCTTGAACGTGAGCACTGAGATAATCAATATCCTGAGTGATGTACTTCCAGTAGGGAGTATCTTCCCTGGTGGATAGCATGAAGTGATTGCCCACAAAGTAAGCAAAGTTCTGGAAGTTCTGACGGCAACGACGATTGAACTGATCCTTGAGTAGCGTGTTCACCTTGCCATCATGTGCTGACAAAGCATCACACAAATACATGGCGAAGTTGTGAGCACTCATGAGTCCATTGGATTCGAGTGGCTCAATAAAACCAGCAGAGAGTCCAATGCCAACAACGTTCTTGTTCCAGATCTTCTTGGAGACGCCGTTCTTCCATTCAATCAAACGGAAGTCACTGATCTGACGATCCTCAAATCCCTCGCCCAGGTGCGCCTTGAACTCCTCCAGAGCATCCTCATCCGAGATGAACTTGCTGCTGAAGTTATATCCAGTACCGTAGCGAGTGCTGAGAGGAACATGCCAGACCCAGCCATTACCCAGTGCGGTACACAGAGTATGGTTGAGCATCTCTGTCTTCTTGTCCTTATACTTCAGGCGAACTGCCCAGGCACGATCATTGATCAGGAATGGGAATTCATCCCACTCAGTACCCAGGGTCTCACCCAAAAGCAGAGACTTAAAGCCAGTACAGTCAATAAACAAATCAGCGCTGTAGAAAGTATCACCAACATAGACTCGCTTGATACCAGTCTCGTCGTGATCAATCTCAGTGACAGTGCCCTGTACATGCTTGACGCCACGGGGAACACAGAACTCACGACGCAGATACTCAGCAAACTTCTGAGCATCCATATGATACCCAGCATTGTCTAGATAGCTGAAGTAATCAACGTCCCGAGGAACGACCTTGTTATCTTCGATGATCTTCCAATAAGGAACCATCCACTCGCAGAAGGACTTATCTGGATTACCGTTAGTAGCACGGTAATGAAGGAACCAGTCCAGAAGTCCAACCTTTGCGTTGGGTGGCTCTTTACCAGGAAAGAATGGGTAGTGGAAATCACCGTACTCGCTGAAGTTCTTAAACTTCACACTGTACTTATAGGTGGCTTCGCACTCATCCATCCAGACATCAGAGAGACACATCTCTCTAGTCCAGTCCCTAAAAAATTGGGTAGTCGATTCTCCGACACCAATCGTAGGAATGTCTGGTGACTCGATTAGAGTAATTTGCTTTTCAGGAAAAAATCTAATCAAAGAAGCAGCGGCAATCCATCCAGCGGTGCCGCCGCCAACAATACAAATTTTATCAATCATAATCTAGATGGATATCCTCAGGAGATTCTAACAGGTCTACCAGTTACGGGATCAGGACCCCAGCCCTCTTCGTAAACTGTCCCATTCCTAAAGGTTGTGACCTTTTGACGCTTTTCTGCGGGAAGAGATTCCCAAGCAGGAGCATCCTCGGTACCCATCTCAAACTCTCTCTTATCAGCGTAGAAAGTAGGATTAGCATCAGCAATAGACTGAGTGGGTTCTGCTGATTTGATCGAGGCAATATGATCTTTCCAGGTGGTCGTTCCGTTGACCTGATCCCAGTACATCATATCCAGCTGCTCTTCGATAGAGCCATATGCGACCTTACGCTTCATATCCTGGTTACGTTCCAGGCGAAGATCTCCAGAGAAAAACTCTCCGTTATAAAGGACCCAAGTATTATCCACATTGTCATCATCACAAATGACCCAGCGGATATGAGAATCGGGACCTTGATATACTTCAAATTCATCACCAACATCTCTGATGTCAGTAATAAATCCTCTGTAATCTACAAGACAACTTTTAGCCATTTTACTTTAGATTCCTTGGTAACTATTTAGAGTTAAATGAATTCCATAACAACAACACATCCCTTCATGCCATTGGCACCTTGATAAGAACGCTGATAACCAGATGTTCCACCCGCACCATAAGCAGCACGTAGTTGGTTAGATCGAGTACCTTGTACCCAGTTACCATGAGCACTCATAGTACCGCAACCAAAGAAAGAGCTGCCACCATGACCCATGTAGTTCATGTGACCAATTCCACCACCACCATAAATGTTTAGATTGCCACCAGAGCCCAAACCACCAAGACCACCGCAGTGTTGGAAAGACTGGTTAGCACCGAGACCCCCCGACGCAGAAAGGTAGTTTCCGAACGAGGATGACTGACCGCCTCCACCATTACCAGAATAATAAGTGCCGCTCTGAGAGCCATTGCCCACAGTAATAGTAACAGACGAGATTCCACGGACATCGATTACCTCTTCGGAATAGCCGCCTGCGCCGCCCGATTCAGAATGACCTGATCCGCCACCGCCAGCACCTACGACACGAACCAAGACACGGTTGATGCCTGCTGGTTTAGTCCAAGTAGCACTATTATAAAAAGTCTGAATACTAGCGGGACCGATATTTTTATACGACGCAGAAGTTCCGTCACTGACAAGAAACTTACCAGCATTACCTTCTGGTGGGGGTGGAATAGAGTTCTTGTTCAGAGTAGTTCCACCGAGGGACAGGTTGTATCCATCGGGGATAAGAATAGTAGTTCCCGACGCAGCGTCGAGTTCATTGATACGAATATTAGACATTGTTTATGCGAAGTTCCAAACTACTACAATACCTGCCATACCTCTAGCACCACGAGTAGAAGTGTGATAGCCAGGAGAACCACCACTACCAGGGGCAGCTCTGTATTGGTGGTTGTAAGCATAGTGACCGCCACGAGGGTGACCAGTAGCACCAGCTCCGCCCCAGAAAGATCCACCGCCAGGATATCCAGCCCAATACTCGTGACCAGATCCACCACCACCATAGATGTTAAGTTGACCACCTGAGCCTACGCCAGGAAGTCCTCCACAGTGCTGGAAGTTACGGTTGGCACCGTTACCACCAGAGGCAGACAGATAGTTACCGAAAGAAGTAGTACCGCCATTAGCAGCACCACTAGAGTAGAAAGTACCACCCCAAGATCCAGGTTGCCCAACGGTAATAGAAACAGAAGAGATGCCAGTAACGTCGATAATTTCTTCGGCGTATCCACCAGCACCACCTGCTTCACCCACACCTGAACCAGCACCGCCAGCACCAGAAAGTCTAACGAGAATTCTCTTTACGCCAGAAGGTCTACTCCAAGTTCCGTTGGATGTCCATACCTGCATCGATACGGCACCATGTTCAGTCCATGATCTAGTAGACCCGTCACTGGTCAAGATTTTACCATTTTGACCAGCTGGAGAAGGCATGACACTAGAAGCATCCAGTGTCTTAGTACCCAGTCGAAGACTATAACCACTTTCAATGGTTACATTACTGCCCGACTGGGCTCTCAATTCATTGACCTTAAGAATAGACATTGTTTACTTAAATTCCCAGATTACTACCATACCGTGTTTACCATCTGGTCCGAGGTAGGAACGGAACCAGCCATTAGCGCCACCCGATCCAGGAGCACATCTGTCTTGGTGGTTTCTCGAATAGTCTCCACCACGGGGATGTCCTCTGGCAGCGCAACCACCAAAGAAGGAATAACCACCTGCTCCGTTGTATCTACCATGAGCAGATCCACCACCGCCGTACATATTGATATCACCACCAGCACCAATGCCACCCAGTCCACCAGCATGTTGGAATGACTGGTTAGCACCATCGCCACCAGTAGCAGAACAAAATGAACCAAAAGAAGTAGAACCGCCCTGGCTAGATCTGCCAGAGTAATAAGTCCCCGCACCACCCTGTCCAACGACAACGGATACAGTATTTACTCCAGACACATCACAAACTCTTTCGGCGTATCCACCAGCACCACCAGATTCAGCATGACCTGAACCACCGCCACCGCCACCTACAAGTCTAACAAGGACCGTATTTACGCCAGCGCTTTTAGTGTAGGTACCAGAACTCTGGAAAACTTGAATACTTTGAGCACCGTAAGTGTCATATGTCACGGACGATCCATCACTACCAACTGCTCTGTTTGCCTGCCCAGAAGCACTGGGCAGGACAGAGTTCTCATCAATCTTGGCTCCACCAAGAGAGAGGGAAGTAGTAGCAGGGATTGTAATGGTAGATCCGCTATAAGAGCGGATGTTATTTACGTATAACCTACTCATAGATTTACTTAGAGAATTACCCAGGCACCGCCTGAGGCGACTTGAATGGTCACGCCACTATTTATAGTGATAGGACCAAAGGATCCACAGGAGTCACCGTTGTTAATGGTGATGCTCTCACCAATGTTGTTACGGTTTCTCTTGATGATACCATAGGAGTCAAGATACTGCTTGTCTCCACCTGCTCTGAGAACAGTAGACTTTTGACCACTGGAGAGTGCTTCAGAAGCGTTAATGTTCAGTCCATTATCGCCAGTGACCTGAACTCTGTAACTAGACTGAATACTATCGCTACCTGGCTCGTGGAAGTGGCATCTACCACCTTCATCCCAAGAAGCAAAGGTCTGGTCACTATCATTTCTGAAGAAGAAGTCATTACCAGTTCTGATGTATGTATGAGAGTTATTGGAGAAGTAGAATCTAGGTTGACCACCAGCATCATTGATCCAGGTATTGACTTGGCTAGACAGGTAAGGCAGGTTGTTTGCCTGATAACCATCCAGCAGGTCAGCGTTCAGGTTAGAACATACTGTAGTGGAATCTACGTTGAAAGGAGAAGTACCAGTAGCAATGCGGGAACGAATCTGACCGAAGAAGTGAACGGTAGAATCGTTATAGCGGTACTTCATGACACGAGTGTCAGTACCATTATCTCTTCTGTAGAAGGTGATGTCGTCACCAGCCTCAGAACCGAACGAGGCAGGAGAGTTGTCACCGTTGTAGGCAATACCACCGCCATAAACGCTGTCCTGACCAACGTACAGGTAACCAGTACCTTGGCTGTTGCCGTATGCTTCAAAACCTGCCTGGTTGCTATCGCCTGCGAGTGCGCGGACGAAGGTGTTAGCAGATCTACTTGTAGTACCAAAGACAGCATTACCAGTAGAAGTCAGACTTTGAGCTGGGTTGCTATCGCCAATACCAATTCTATCATTACGGAAGTAGATTGTACCGTAGGACAGGTGAGTTCCATTGAATCCAAGGCTCTTACCATCACTACCAAACTGGACGTAACCAGAGTTGGTGTCCTGTCTACCTCTGATGGACAGGTTGTTAGTGCCTGCCTTACCAAGGTTGATACCGTTGCCATCAGCAAGTTGAAGGATCGATTCACCAGTATTGGCGAAGATACCCTGGTCAGCGGTGATGTCCGAAACAAAGATATTGCTGCTAGCGTCTCTACGAACCAGAGCATTGGCAGTGTTAGTAGCGCTCTGGATGTAACCATCAACATAGTGTGCGTCCAACTGAGAGGAAGCACCGTCATTGCCAGAGTGCCATACGGTGTTGCCGTTCAGGGTAAAGGAACTGGTCTTGAGTTCGAGAACACCTTGACCGTCCTGTGCGGTACCGCCACTAACTTCAAATCTTACATCATAGTCAGCAGCCAGAGCGCCAGATCTAAAATCAATGGTTGGGGTGGCAACAACGTTAGTTCTACCGATCTCAAGCAAAGCACCGTTAGCGGTGTTGCTTATAGCGAACACTTGACTTGCGCCAGTGGTCAGCAAGTTGGAAGAAGTAACAGTCCACTTGGTACCAGGGTTAGGACCAAAGACCTTGATATCTTTATTACTAAAGGCACCAACAAAGTTAATTGTACCTTTGACTAACGTGTAGACAGATCCAGTAGTTGAATCATTTACTTCAGTGATACCATTAGCAAGAACGGTAATTGTACCGATGTTGTTAACAGCGGCTTCATCGGAGTAGATGGTATAGACTCCGTTGTTAGACAAGTTACCAACGGGAGCAGTACCAGTAGAAGCGAAGTAGTCAGGGATATAAAGTTCATAAGTTTCACTGGAAGCAACCAGATAGAGGTTGTCAGCAAAATACTTATTGCGACCCAGGAGTTCGGGCAGAGCAGTATCACCAATGACACCATTTGTTCTCTGATCATTAATGTTGTAACCAGACTGGAACCAGAGACCTTGCTTACCGTCAAGGTAATCAGCGTCTGGACCAGGGAGAGTGCCACGACGAGGATCGTTAGGATCAGGAGCACCATCATTCTCAGAATGCCAAACCTTCGCCCACTGACCGTAAACCGTACCAGTGTCAGAGTTGCCTCTAAGGTACAGGTTGTCGGTGGCAGAGAAAGCCACCTGAGCAACGGAGTTACCAGTGGCAGATCTACGGAAGGTCATGATACCCGCTCTGGTACCACCCGCATCGGTAGGAATACCAGTTACGGAGTTAGATCTCAGAGCAAGCTGAGTACCTACGTTAGCAGCGCTAACCAGGGAAGCGTTAGCGGAGGATGGAGCAGTTGTCTCGCAGAACAGAGTGTTTGCGTAGTCTGCTGTACCAGAGATCGAGATGTTGTAGGTGGTGTTTGCCAGACGCTGAGGATCAAGGATACCCTCAACGAGGTTAGTGGCATTCTGATAGAAGGAACCTTCGTTACCATCCAGTTTGTCAGCGTTCAGTTTAGAACCAGGACCCTGGTCAATGGTAACTTCACCAGCAGTAGTGATAACGAAACCACCGAGGTCTTGGTTAGCCAGTGCTTGCTCAGAAGCGGGCTTACGGTACTTAGCGATACCATAGTTACCGAAGACAGAACCACCAGCCTGAAGGGTTGTTGGGGTAAGGTTGTTTGCCTTGAGAAGGTCAATCGAAGCATTACCGTAGTAACGAGAAAGTGTACCCTTAACAGCAGTCAAACTACCTGCTACAGCTGGCTGACCCAGTTCGCTAGGAACAGTCAGAGTAAAGTTTGAGTTATATCCAGTACCAGGAGTAACAACAGAAACACTGGAGATGGCACCGAATATTGTGCTAGAAGTCAGAGTAGATACAGTTAAGGTTACACCCTGCTGAACAGTACCACCGAAGAGTGGACCATCAAATTCGAGAGTATCCCCACCACTGTAACCAGAACCACCATCCAGGATGATGTCAACCGCAATGTCACCGACGGAATCAGTAATGAATCTAATCTGAACACCAAGACCAGCACCATCAGTGTTGGACGCGGCTACATCAAATGTAGAGTTGGGAGTATAAGATCCAGGAACAAAGTTGAGATTACTTACGCTGTCAATGATACCGCCAGTTACAACGTCAGAGACTGTGTATGTCGCACGGGCGACCCCAGCTTCAGAGATTTGAACATTACCACCGACCATCGGGATGTTCTGGTATGTACCAACGGTATATCCAGAACCAGGATTAATGATATCAACTCTTTCAATATAGCTATTATCCTGAATTGAAGATTCACCAACCAGAACATCATCTGTAGTAAATTTAATCGACTGAACAGCATACTGGAAGGAAGCATCACCTCTAAGGAAGGTAAACGAGTTAGCGATGCCAGTATCAGCCAAGCGCTGTGGGTCAATAACACCAGCAACGATGTTAGAAGCATCAATGTTAGTGGAGGACAACTGAGTCCAGTTTTGAGCGTTACTAGCAGATGTATTAACAACTCTGGTAATATCAACAATTCTCTTTCTGTTGTAGTTACCAGAAGTCAGAAGTGCTGTTTGAGCAACAACTGTATATTCATTTGCGTTGACAATGCTGTCAATAGCGTAGAATCCACTGGTCGAAGAACCAGAGGTGAACTCCAGGTATACAGTATCACCTTGGCTAAATCCGTGATTGGTTTCAGTAACTGTGATATCGAAGGTATCGTGGGTATAGACACCACTTACTACAGTTAGGTTTGCTTCGTCAAGAAGGAAGTCAATATCAGAGAGTTTGATATTGTTGGCAAGATCGACAGTAAGTCTGGCTTCAATTCTAGCAGCATTGCCCTGAGCAGTAGCAGTTGTACCGCCCGTAGGAGCGCCAGTGAAGGAAACTGTAGGTGGGGTGTAGTAACCACTACCAGGATTAGTAATGGTGACAGATGCTACCTGACCATTAGTGATGGTACAAGTAGCAGTCGCTTGAGTACCACTGGGAGGAGCACCGATAGTAATACCAGGAGCTGTAGCGTATCCAGAACCAGGATCATCAATCAGAATGTCTCTTACAACACCACCTTCGTAGTTAGTGACGATTACCTGAGCAGTGGTCTGAGATCCAACAAGTAGAGAATTGTTGTTGAATACGTACTGACTGTTTGGAGTAAACGCAGCAAACATCGTATCAAGGTCATTCTCCAGAATGTAGGAGATGGCAGCACCCTCTGTACGGAGGACATGAGTACCAGTACCTTGAGATGTCAGGTTTCTTTCTGTACCTGACTGAGCATCAGAAAGTGATGTAGCAAGTTTGATGTAGTCGGTGGTGTTAGCACCAACGGCATGTTGAATTACATAGTAGTTGGCACCATCAGCCAAGTTACCGATGTTAGAGGTGCCTTGGAAATATGTCAGGATATCACCAGTATTCAAACCGTGAGATGGAATGGTGATGACGTTGTTGACAATATCGACGCTAGATGGAGCAACTTGGAAAGAAGTCGAAGTTGTTTCAATAGCGATGTCACCAGCGCTGGCATCTTCAATCGCGAGACGCTCAGCGGTAGATGTAACCGATGTGATATTGAAAGGACGCAGAGCGGGGATCTGTTCAATGTTGATCTTACCGCTAGTAGTCAACTGAACCAGAGCGCTAGGAACAGCGTTGGTTGAGTATGGTTGGTTCAGATAAGGACCAAGTTTATTGGTGATGTAGTCCTTAACAGCAGCCTGTGTAGGCAGCAAGGAGTCAGAAGCAAAAGCACCACCCAGTTCATCACTATCAGAGAAACCAGTAACGGTGATAGAGCCACCAACGATCTTAATCGAAGACAGTTCGGAGATACTAACAGTACCAACGAAGCTGATACTACCAGTTCTGTTGAAGATAGTAACGAAGTCACCAACCTTAAAGTCACCAAATTCATTAGTACCAGAGGTGTAGACCTGACCGTATGCTTCCTCAACGGCTTCGTTAGCAGGGATACCAACGCCACCGTTTTGAGGCAGAGCGTTGTAGGTATCACCAGCACCAACATATTCCCAGGTGTGGGAGGAGGAGTTACAGATCGAAGGTCTGTGGAGTCTGATGACAGCATTGTTCAGCAGATCCAGGTTACCATTCTGGAACGATACGTTTGTACCGTCAGAAGTTCTGATCAGATCGAGACCGAGACCATCGTTAGTAGTAATGTTAGCGGTGATCTGAGTACCAATAGAACCCGACAGTTTCTCAGTGCCGAGAATAAAGTATTCCTTGGATGGATCGGTATTTGTAAATCCATCAAACTTGATGATATAATCTTCAACGGGGAAGTTGGTCATAGGACCACCAACCTCAATGATCTGACGACCAGTCTGAGCACCGTTATTATCTGTCTGGTTTCTGACCTGAGTTACAGTACCAACGTCAAACTCATAAGCCTCAGTACGGTAACCAGTTGCCTTCAGAGCACGAGTACCAAAGTTAGAAGCAGAGTTAGTCAGAGAAGCATAACCACCAGACTGTACGACAACACCGTCGCCACCAAAGATGACGAAGACCGACACCAACTGGGTGTAACCATCGTTCAGAATGTTATATCCAACACCGCCGTTGACCGAGATGATCGTAAAGGCGTTGGCAACCATTGACTTGCCCTGAGGTGGGAAAGTAGGACGCTCAATACCGTTACCATCGAGGAACACACCAGGACGGGGAACGTTTGGTTGAGCAACCTTAGCACCATCAATTTCAGCACCAGACGCACCCAAGAACGAAATCAGCGATGCGTTCTGGATGTAAGGAGATGCCTCAATGACAGGAAGGTCAAGGTTATCAGAGAGCATTGGAACTCTCTTAAGACCGCTATCATCTCTCAGCAAGGAGCTTGGCTCGGTAAGAGTTACGCCAGAGAGTGATGTGCCAGCAGTTGTAAGCGCATCATCCAGGATTGTATACAGACCTGTCAGGACGTTGATGGAAGCACCACACTCAGGTTGGTTGCTATCAACTGTAGTAGATGCGTTATGGAATGGAGCAATACCACTGAAATTGCCTTGAGGGAGTTGGTTGCGAATAGCAAGGATCGACATATCCTTCGCCTTTTCGTATACCTCACGAGTCTGAGGTACCTCATTGGTAACATAATTGATGCTAGTACCCTGAAGGTATTTCTGTGCGGCTTCAATAGTCTTAGAGTTGCCGCCATAACGCATATCGTACATCCAAGAACGGAGTACGTGATATACGTCATCGATACACTGCTGATCTCCAACTGGATAGGTTCTGGTAACACCATTCAGGTTACCAGGGGAACCTGTGCTACCGATAGCACCAGTAACAATAGCGGTCAGCGATGTGATAGCAGCTGCTGTATCAGAACAGCGGTTTACATAAGAAAGAGTTCTAGTAACCGTCGAGAGGCTATTTGTATCAACAGCAACCTCAACAATATTCATCAAAGCAGTAAATGCTGCGATGACATTAGCACAGATAGGTAGACCAGTATCTTGAGTAATGGTCAGATCTCTATACTGAGTCAGGTTAGTGTATCCACCAACAGAAACAAGTTCATTTTGGAAACACTCAATCGCAATATCTCTGGCTTGACGGAATGCGTAGATGGAATGATTTTCTTCACCAGCAACATGAGCACCCGTTATATACAGTTCGGCAGCATCATAGGTGAAGTCATTACCACCCATCGCAGTGTTCCAAGAAGTTACTTCCAGGACATTGATGATGTCATCGATACATGCCTGGTTGCCAGTTGGAACAGAGAAAGCAGTAGGAGTTGTCTTGGTGACACCAGACAGGGTGTCATTCTGAATAGCATCAGTGACGATGCCAAAGAGAGTATCAATAGTAGACTGTACGTTAGCACAATCAGCAGCACTATAAGCACCACCAGGAGCAGATTGATCGTGGGTAATTGTAGTATCAAATACCTGATCGAAATCATGGGTACCCAGTTTAGTATGGGTTCTGTTAGTGATGACCAGTTTGGCAATGTCTTTCGCATGGTTCATAATAGCGATAGACTTTGCTTCCTCACCATCAAGGTGAGGAGTACCAACATAAAGATTAGCAGCATCCCAAACTTGGTTGTTGCTACCATGCTGGACGTTAAAAGCAATTGCTCTCAGAACATCAGCAACGTCATCAATACAATCTTGGGGATCACCTGTTGGTGTGGTCAGTGTTGGATCAGCAGCCAACTCAACTTCATATGCCTCAGCAGCAATGAAATCGACGTTAGCAATAATCAGATCGTGGGCATCCATGTGTCTGGAGTCCACAATCTCATAAGGAATATTCGCCATCATTCTACCGACGGCGATTTCAGCAATAAATTGCTTATTCTTATAGATCAGATTACGAGCATCACCGAAGCGATCACCAACGCCAGACTGAGCAGAGTCTGGGCTAATAGTGAAGTCCTTAATCTGAGTTAGACCATGACTACCTTGAATAGTAATGGTCTCGTTACGCATTGCCTGAATGGCAAGATCTCTAGCTTGTTCAAAGACCTCTACCGATTCATCTTCCTCACCTACAACGTGAGCACCTTGAACATAATACTTGGCAGCATCATACACCTGATCGTTACCACCATAGGCAAGGTTGTATGCCATTGCTTCCAAGAAGTCAATAGCATCATCAATACATGCCTGGTTTCCAGTTGGAATGCTGAACGTTGGGTTATTGAGAAGCATACGAGCAACTGCTTCTTGAGCAATCAGTTGCTTGTTAGCCAAGATCATAGAAGTACCATCACCGTTTCTATCTACGGGAGGTACAGAGTTTGGTGTCTGCCAAGGAGCAGGTACAGTGATAGTTACTGTGCCAGAATCTGTGCTAGCGGAAGACAGAATGATTGTGAAGGTTCTGTGATCAGCACAATCATCAACAATGTAAGCACCATCTTGAGTAGCACCACTAAAGTTGAAAGCGTATGAGCTCTTAGCAAATACGCCATGACCCCTAGGAGCCACAACCGTCATTACATTGCCAACGCAAGTGTAAGAACCAGTTCTGGAAAAGCTTGTGTTAGTGCCAGCATTGTACTGAGACTTAACATAAGCATAGGATTCCTCAGCAATAAAGTTAAGGTTGTTGTTGATCGTCTCAGCAGCATCTCTCTGCTTAGCAGACTCTTGGATGCTAGCACCAAACTCTACCTTGTCGAACGCATAGGGAGAGTTCCTCAGCGACATCAAGGCATAGTTAGTAGCCGAGCAAACCTGCTGGTCACCACTAGGATCCAGAGCTGTAGCGATTCTTGAGCAAGAACCTCTCGTTACAAATTTCAGTGCGTAACCGTCAGCACGCTCAATACGATGAGTAATGTACTTACGACCGTTGAAATCGCCAAGGTTATCAAATACCGTAACGTTACCACTTCTAGTAACACTGTCTACGGCTCTCAGGATAAAGTAAACTTCATTTGTAGAAGAATTATATCTAGCAACACCAGCACCCAAGTTAGATGGGCTGCCCAGATAAGCACCGAAGTCGGACTGGGTTTGAGCCAACGTACCATCTTGATACGTCGCAATATGGAAAGACTTATTGATGTGACCAGTGTTTCCAGCATCGTCAAAGACCATGCGTACGCCAACGCCCTTACCACCCACAGGACCCAAGGTCTTGAGGTTTGGCCAAAGAACGTTCATTACTGTTGGGTCCGTATTAGAAACGGTAACAGTAATTTGATTAGCAGTTTGAGTATAGGTAGCGCTAGCACCAGAACCAAAGCTCAGTGCGGTATATGGCATACCATAGATATGAACTTCCTGACCGACTTCATAGTCGTGCCCAACAAAGTTAATACCCTCAATAACTCTGGAAGCAGCAGTAACTTCCATGATGATGCCATTATACTCTTGCTGAGTGGCAACATCAGTAGTTACAAAAGCAATGTCAATAACGTTGAGTGCTTTTTCAAAGCGCTGATAACCAATACCTTCAGAAGTCAGAGGCAGAATTACTGGAGCATCTTCACCAGCAATGTTCTTATTAGTAGCATCTGCCTGAGTATTAGCCAGTTTGAAATGGTGACTGTCTACTCTATAGATAAAGATCAGGGAGTTCTCATTGAGACCACCAATACCACCTGCTTTAGAAGCACGATAATAAACACCATTACCCGTAAAGAGACCATGGTTGGGGAAGTAAATGGTGTCGTCGTTAGTAGAAACCCTACATGTGAATAGGGTGTGCTCATCGCCACTACCTTCATCACTTAGGTTTCTAATACCAGTTGTAGTCTGGAGACTTGTGGCATCCAGCCAAGTATCATACAACTCAATAGTATTCTCATTGATAACACGAACAAAGTAAGTGGTGTTATCGTTCAGACCCTCAACGGCAGCGCCGCCTTCATTCTGAACTTTATAGATTACCTTGGCACCAGTATACAATCTGTGGAGTGGGATTGTAATTCTGTTGTCAGTAGTATCAATGACACTATTGAGATCTGTACCATCAAAGCGCAGAGTCTCAGTTTCGGAAGAGATAACGTGCTGATATCTCTGGTGCTTGATAACCTCAGTCTCAGGTCTCTGAGATTCACGGTCAGAAACGTCAAGGGAGTCAGATGGAGAAGCACCTGTCTTAACGATGTTGGCGTAGATGTCAGCATAATACAGTTTTTCAGCCAACAGGAATGTTGACTGGTCATCGCTCATCAGTACCTGAATGGTACCAGAAGAATATGGAGAAGCAGTAGGACCAGTAAATACTACAGATTCAATGATACCTCTGGAGGAAGACGAACCACCTTCAACGGCATAACCTACAAGAAGTGTAGTGTTATCACCAGTGTGGTTCTCAAAGGTAATAGCAAAAATGTTACGACCTTGGTTCCCAAGACCAGGAGAGAATGAGAATGGCTCAAGGTCAGGTTCGTAGTAGAGACGCTGTTTGTCGTCAAATACGTAAGCGTATTTCCAGGTCCAGTCTGGAGATCCAGTATTGTCAAGGTGATCTCTGAATACAACGCCTGCAGCATACGTCTCGTTGGACGCCTTGATCATGTGGCGATCCTGGTTCAGAGGACGCAGAACAACACGACGGAGGTTGTCACCGATCAGTGAGCAGTTGAAAGGCAGAGAGATCGGGTTGTCTTCAACATAGTCACCACCAGAACAGATGATGGACACATACTCAGGTACTTCAGTGTCCTGCTGGAGGGAGTAGGCAATCTGTGCTGCCTTCTTAATAGTACGAACTGGCTTAGCGGCGGAACGACCATCATTGTCGTCGTCACCGATACCAGGAACCGAAGATACGTATACACGACCGCCGTTATCGGCAGTAGCAACGTCATATACGAACTTGGTTGTAGCAATTCTATTGTTCTGTGTCTGACGTGGAGGGTTGTCAGCAGTAGGATAGTAGATCGTACCGAAGTCATCTGCGGTAGGATCAGTTTCCTCAAAGTTGATCAGGTTAGGACCACGCAGATCCAGACCCTTGGTTACAAACTCGTTAGTAACATCCAGGTTTCTGATTTGCGCTGTATCAGAAATGATGGATCGAGTAGTTCTGATCTGACCTTCAACGTCGAGGTCAAATTCGGGGTTGGTGTTGTTAATACCAACACGGATGTTTCCAGTAGGACCCTTGTTAATAAAGACAGCATCATCTTCGTTGGCACCAATGCCAACGGTGAACGCCATGGAATCAGTGGCGTTAAGAACAAAAGATCTTACAAGACGATAAGAGCAAGATGTAGCCGCCTCAATGAAATTCTGACCAGTGCCAAGAATGGTAAAGGTATCATCATCAATTACATTGATGAGATGTTGACCCTCTGGGATAGTTCTAAGAAGGGCGTCTTCGCCAAACTTAATGTAGACTCTATCCTGATCATTTAATCTATGAGCAATCGAAGTAACAGTGACGATACCATTAGCTCTACCATAAGTGGCGGAAGTCCAGGGACCCTGTGGGACTAGACCACTACCTTCAAGTCTCTGTTGTGAAGAATTAAGGCGTAAGCTCATCTAAGGATACTCCGAAATTTATGCTGATGTTACATTTGTGATTTCAATCATCGCAAGCCATTTTACAGTAGAGGTATTAGTTACCGTCTCAACATCATAACTAAAGAAAGCTGCTGCCCCAATTTGGAAAGCAACAGGAGTGTAGTCCCAGGTTTCGATTCCAGGAAGGTGTTCGTGGATAACCGTTTTGTAACTACCCTGAAGGGTTGGAACTCCACTAGCATCAACAGTTACTACAGACTCGTCAATACCCGCAAGGATGTAGGTATTGTCGTTTGCTTCCTGTCCAAAAATTTTAGCCTTGATAAAGGCTACACTATTATGACCAAGGGAAGGAGTATTGGTAGCAATATTTGTACTTCCGTCAAGGCTAAGACGAAGAACCGTATTCGCGGGGTCTGTAGTTCTTTTAGCAATGTACAAATCATTTGAAGCATCGCTAAAATTATCACTAACCATGTGGATGGCTGAGATATTTTTAAGCTCGAATTCGGTGTTAAGCACCTCGGTCGAACCTACGGCAAACCCCCCTACCGATGAAAAGTTCTTAATCGCCATTTTTTTAGGTTACCTTTCGTTATTTATACTTTGACTTTAGTAGTAGTGTATCTACCAGTAAAGGTTGAAGAAGAGGTTGCCTGCGACGATTTAGCCAAGGAAATTTGGACGTTATTGCCAGCAACCGAGACGGAAGCATCCATCAAATCATTGTCAGATGTAATGGAGTTTGTGACCGTAGCATGTGCTACTGTACCGCTAGCGGCACACACAGTTGTTACTTCAAACATGTGTACCTTACCGTCATCACTCTCAAGAGTGATTAAAGTCTTAGCACCCTTATACTGAGTCTTCTCAAATTGGGTGATAGTTGCGGTTGTGGAGAAGGAAGTAATTTCACCACCTTCAACTCTGGCATCATTAAGTTCTACAAAAGAAGCCGTAGAATCGAGTACAGTTAGGTAGTCAACGCCACCAGTTGCGTATGCTCTATTTACCTTCAGTCTAGCATCCGCTTGATTAGAATCCAGATTAAGGAACTGCTTATCACCATTAAGGTTAAAGCGAAGTTCGCTTTGGAGAGCACTAATCTTACCGTGTGCGGTATCTGGATTGCTAATTGTAGCAACTGTGAAGGTAACATCAGTACCAACAGCGCCACCAAGAAGACCACCAGGAATAGTGATGGTTTCGCCAACTTCGTAGTTAATACCACCAGTGGAAATAGTGATACTTGTAATTCCACCACTGACATTTGTGATTACATTGAAAGCAGCACCAGAACCACCGAACTCAGAGATGCCAGCAATAGCGCTGAATGTCTGGGAGGGAGTGTAAACATTACCAGAGCTATTGAAGGTCCCATCAGCAGCACCGAGAGATCCATCATTAAATGTGGCAACGGTACCAGCGGCTAATTGATTCTTAATGTACAGACCACCAGTGATTTCAAGATCCTTGGTAGTTCTTACCTTGACAATAGATGTTCCCTTACGTTGTACATCTAAAGTGTCAAGACCAGTTGTACCATTAATTGAAAGAGTACCTTCAACATCAATGGTGCGAGTAGATTTAAGAACAAATCTATCTTTATCAATACTAAGACTATTGATACCAGCGCTATAGAACTGGAAAGTATCTTCGTCAGAACCAGGAGTTACTTCTGTGAGAATGTAGGTGTCCTGGTCAACGTCACGAACACCACCCAGGGATACAAAGTCAATGCCATTGTAACCTTCAAACTGAGAAGTAGTTGTGTTATATCTAATACCACCAACGTAAAGATCGTCAGAGTATGGTCTATCGTTTGTGCTACCTACTGGAACGATAAACGTACCAGTACCATCGACTCTAACGTTTCTGCGGTTTTGTGGCTTGATATCAATACCACTACCACTTACATCCGTGATAGTAACTGTCTGAGCAGGATCAGTACCGATAACGGCAGGATCAATTGTGATTGTATCACCAGCAACATAATCTCTACCTCTGCTTCCACCAGCAGCAATAGTAACACTTGTGATAGTGCCGCCAGTAACAACAACGTCTACCTGACCACCAGTACCCTTTCCAGTACCCGTAGCAGTGATGTTGACGTTGGTAAATGAACCATTAGTAAATAAAGTTGCTGTGCCACTAGTATCAAAAGAAACCAGTTCTCCAAAGGAAGACAAAGCCAGAGATTGATTAGACAGTGTGAAGTCATCAATTCTGAATCTTTGACCAATAGTAAGGTGCCCAGAAAGTTCTGCGTTTCCACTGTCAAGATCTACCTTGAGCAGTTCATTAGCAGTTCCATCATTAAGAACAAAGTCTTTATCAGTACCACCAACAATAGTTACATTTCCTGTTCCCTTTGGCTGAAGGGTAATGCCGATATCAGCAGCAGTACCATTACCCTCAATGAGTCCAGTGCTACTAATACTAAGACCAGTAGCAGCACTACCAATTCTTACAAGGTTAGTTGCTGGGTCGGCATCGAGCAGAGGAGACGCGGTTATAGCACTAGAACCAACTTGGAATCTAGTTCCAACGGCATAAGCAGCAGGACCAATTCTGCCAGTCTCAGTACCAGCATTGGAAATTCCAATGATGTCAGTGTCTGCCCAGAACAAACCAGTGGTGGGACTGGTGTTAAGAGCCAGGGAAGGAGCAGCAGCACTACCATCAGCAAGAGTGCCAGTCAGTTCTTCGAGGAAAGAAGCACCACCAGACTGAGTGAAGATGCCATCGATGGTCATATCTCCCGTCAGGTCGAAATTACCAGTCTGGGCAGTATCACCAGTAGCAGTTGTATTAGCAGCAACTGTAATAGTGTCAGCGGCAGCATCGTCACCAAGAACAAGGTTGCCCTTAACCGTGAGGTTACCGTCAGTTGTAATGTTACCATACTCGGTTTCCATTACAATCTTAGGAACACCAACACCAAGACTCAGTGTACCTGGCTCATAGGTGGGATCTTTAGCTCCAGCAACCTTGAACGCTGGATTTACAATAGATCCATCATGAGTTAATTCCCAAACGCCTGTTGTGGTAGTGCTACCAACAGAGATTTGGAATGGATTACCCTCTGTTTCAGGATCAATTCTGGGATACAGGACTTCACCTGCGGTGTACCCATAACCTTCACTGCCCTGAACTACGGTAACGTCTCTTACAAAACCAGCATCGGTTACTGTATATGTAAAGTTAGAGCCAGATCCACCAACGTTCTGACTATCAACACTCAGAACCATACCAACTTGGTAAGGACCGCCAGCGAGGCTAATATCAGTTACAGAACTGATAGTTGTATCATTAGCAGCAAGAGTCCAAACAAATCCAGTACCAGCTCCACTGGTATCCATAGCGAATGGATTGACGGAAAGGGTATCACCTATAGCATAGTCAACACCCTGTCCATCAGATTTAATTGCGGTAATCTGACCACCAGAAACAGTAACGTCAGCAGAAAGTCCAGTACCATAGTTACCAGCACTACCTGAAGTAATGGTAATGCCACTACCCATGTTGGCATGGTTTGTACAAATATAATCAGCTACTTCACCAGCAGTACCTGGCTTAACGATAATATCAACAAATGCTCCATCATCTCCTGCTGTTCCATAAGTAACGGCGACAATATCAGTGGAAAGAGTTCCACCATCTTCTCTACCAACCGACAGTGGGTGTCCACTGTTGGAAGCATCAGACACATCAAATCTGTAAGTATTACCCTCAACAAATGTGAGAGACTGCTGAGTAACACCATTAATCTGATATACATTATCAGGAGGAGGTGTGCCAGGATTCGAGATTACAGTTACAGTGTAAGTGGCGGCAGGCACGTTGTACATAACGTGACCGTCATACTGACCGTCAATATATCCAGAACCAGCATTAGTAATGTTGCCAGTCCAACCATTAACGGTAAACGTTGCCGTGGCATCAGCAGCAGGAGCCCCAGAACCACCAGAAACATATTCAAGTTGTACAGCATTATATTCGCCAGCAACATATCCACTACCACCATTAGTGATAGTACCGTCTAGCGACTGAACATTAATAGTAAATCGACCATCGCTACCAGCACCACCATAGAAGGTTACGGTAGGAGCTGAAGAATAGCAAACGCCAAATCCGATGATATCAATGGAAGAGATATTTCCTTTCTTCTTATCCAGAAGAGGAGCAAGAACAGCTTCTGTAACTGGAGTGCCACCACTCAGTTTATATTGAGGAGCAAAAGCATAACCAGCACCAGCATTAGTTACTGTTATGCCATTATCCTCTACCTGAGCAATAGGGAAACCAATAGTAGATGTGGCAGCAGCGCCACCGCCAGAGGTATCAATGGCAGCGTTGGTAAAGCTAATAGTTGGAGCAGCATTATATCCACTACCTCTACTGTCGATAGTAAAACTAGCGAGAGGAGATCCAACATAAAGAGTCAAAGTCGCAGCAGTTGTTGGAGACTGCGATCCATCTTCTTGGACAGCAACACCAGCACCCCTGTCGTACAGAGATCCAGGTTCGTTAATTACGACTCCAGTAATAGCACCACCACTAACAGTAGCAGTTGCTGTGGCTTGTACACCATCAAATAGATGAGCTTCACCGTTACCAGCAGTAGAAGCAGTCAAAGAAATCGCGCCGCCACCTTGAGTGGCAGAAACTTGGAAACTAACACCCGCTCCTGTAAGGGGATCGGAAACTATGTTAACAACGTAGTAAGTAGTTCCGTCACTAAGACCAATATTTTGAGATCCAGAGTTTTGATTATAGACTACTCTGGTACCATTACGCATTGGGTGGTTAGCCAATACGATAGCGTTACTAACAATCTCAGTTTCAGTATCAAACGAGAAGTTGCCAGGAGCATCAACAACAAGACCAGGAGCAGCAGTATACCCTTCGCCGCCGTCGTCTACAGTGATTGCTTGAACATCACCATAACTGTAAAGAACAGCAGTGACCGATGGAGCAGAACCCTGAGGATCCTGAGGAGCAGTGAAGTTAACGGTTGGTGCGGAAACATAATTATCACCGCGAGCAGTAACTGTAGCAGTCTTCAGAGAACCATCCTGAAGGTCAAGCGACAGAGTAGCAGTACATACTACTGGGGCATTAGTGTCAGCATTAACTGTAGTAGCACCACCAGCATATCCATCACCAGGCGCGTCTACATTAACAGTAGCGACAATTTCTTTTGATAGATAAAGGTTGGTGTCAGATTGTACACCATAACCATTGAACCCACCACGTCTTTGACTTTGACCTTCATAGAAACCTAGGTTACCAGGAACATCAGTCTTAAAGTTGGCAGCCTTTGGTTGATCAAAGAAGACAGCCTCAGTAAAGATGGCTTCAGCATTATATACAACGTCCTGGTTACCAGCAGGGTCAAAGATAATATCACCACTCGTAGTGGAGACCGTGTTACCAGCAAGACGCAGGTTCCCAGTTTCAATATACGCTGGGAAGATATTTGTAGTACCAGTAGCATCAGACAGGGTGATGCTAGCGGCTTCCTGAGAAGTAGAGGTAGAACTAAAGTTAACGTTACCAGTTTCCTGGTCAACAATAAAGACGCTACCTACACGGAAGTCACCTTTTTGGTCAGTAGAGGAGTAGAAGACACGACCACCATTAAGTTCAATGACCTCATTACTCTGAGCAGCAAGAGATCCGTCGTTGGTGAAGTCTTGTCCAGAACCAATATAAGCAAAGTTGTGAGCAGTAAGAAGGAGTTTTACGCCGTTACCTTCAGCAACAACACCCTTATTACCGTAGACGTTTGCCGAAGCAATAGATCTCAGTTCAGCACCAAACTGGTTATAGTCAACCAGAGAAATGCCAGTAGCCGAATCGCCGCCGTCAGAACGGATATCTTTAATAGCAGATCCAGAGTCTATAAAGATCGTAGAGCCATCATTGGCGTTAAAGTGGAGCAACAGAACTGTAAAGATATCAGTTCCATACTCAACAGAAGGAGGAGTAAAGTTACCAGTAAATCTAGCAGTACCTTTACTCAGTCTGATCTCATCAAAGTGACCAGCATAGTTTCCAGCATTAGAATAATCAGCACCAAGTTTAAGACCCTTCTCAGCACCGTAATTATTAGTATCAGTGTAGTTGGTACCTACTTGGTTACCAGCAACAAAGAGCTTTGTAACTCCATTAAATCTAGCAACAGCTATATGTACCCAGTTGCCAGTTGTAAGAGATCCACCAGAAATTCGAGTTGTACCACCAACAGCATACTCAACAGTACCACCATTGAGTCTCAGAGTTGGAGCAGTGTCAGCAGCAGATCCTCTAAAGTCAAACAGAGTCTGAGTGCCAGCAAGAGAATTTGGATAGATCCAAGTCTCAACACAGAAGTTAGCAGTACCGAAACCAAAGTCAGCTTCGGAAGCATAGTTAACGTAGTCGCCAGTACCATCAAGTAACAGCGAACCAGTACCAAACTGCTTGATAGAATTATCTACCTGAGCGTCAGCATTAGGTACAGCGGTCTTACCACCCTCAACGGTGGTTGTAAATTGACCCTCACCCTTACCACTCAGGTAAATGTAGTTACCATCGTTGAGGGTAATGAGACCGTAACCTTCGGATTTTTTATACGTTACGTTACCACTGGTTGTTCCAGACGCACCAGTGGAGAATGTAAATGTATTTGTGGTAGCACTAGTGATCTGATAGAAACCATCAGTAGCAGTGCCAGAAATAAAATCTGCGTAGATACGGTCATTTTGTACAAGACCGTGAGCATTTCTAGATACGGTTACTGTAGTCCCAGAACGAGAATATGTACCAGACTGGAATTGATCTTCCAACTGGTAGATAGATTCACCAGCCGAGAATGTACCAGAAGTACCAGAAAGTTTAAGACGTGTTCTACCAGTGCCATATACACCTGTAGCACCCTGAACACCTTTAATACCTTCATCAGCAAAGTAGATAAAGCCGTTAAGCCACTCTACACGAACACCATTGGTTAGATACAAACCAATAGAGTTGGGTACGATAAACGTACATTCATTGAAAAGAACAGCAGCTTCAATACCAGAGCTGCTAGCAATAGAACCATCCAGTTTGGCACCACGACCAGCATCACCTTGCTGGAAACCATATGGATCCGAACCAGTAACTACACTACCCTTATTAAGGATAGTTACTCTTTGGACGTAGGCGCTTCTGCTGGAGTTCCAGCCATTCGCACATACAAAACCATATCCAGTATCATTTGTACTGTTGTAAAAGAAATCACGAACAGTAAGATCCTCAAGAGTGGTATCACCATTGAGGACGAAAGCATTGAGATCATTTGTGCCGCCAGTTGGCTTAATCTCCGTTTGGCGAATTCCAGCTCCCCTAACATGAACCCCATCGGGGATAGTTAGAGGAAAGGTCTCAACATAAGTACCAGCACTAATTTCAATAGAATCACCAGACTGAGCCACGCTCAGTGCTTTAGCAACAGTTAGAAATGGAGTGTCGGGGTGTTTACCGTTTGCTCCACCACCACCCAGAGTCGTTACATCAGTACCATTTAGAGCGACAAACCAAGTTTGCCCAGGACCATTTGTAATGTCCGTGGCAAGCATCGCCGTAGTAACACTAGCAGGATTGGGTTCGGCGTTAGCCACCTCCTCAATCGTACCATTGTTATTGACGTATAATTTCTTGTCAGTAATGTTTAAGGCAACTTCACGATCTTCTAAATTAGAAGTCGTTGGAACTGCCTGAGCTGTTACTGAGCTTTTGAGTTTGATCCTCGTTGCCATTTATAGCATTCTCTGGTGAGTTTTTTTCTTGGTTAATACTATTTAACTGGTTAGTTAAATCGAGAATTTTCGCTTCCAACATAATGTTACTCAAGGTCAACTCAGAAACTTTACGTTGTAATGTAGCAATAATAATGTTTACATCCATGTTAATTTAATTCTAGAACGTTCCACCATCAAGGACGTTACTCCAGACGGGGATCCCAGCAGAGGTCACTGTCAGGATTTGGTAAGAGGTAGTAGCATCGCTACCAGTGCCAGGTGCTCCCATGTTGGCAGCATCGGTAACTTGGAAAGGATTAGCGGCGTTACCGTAGATGATACCATACTGAGTAAAGGTAGAACCACCAGTACCACCATACTGAACAGCAAGATCAGTATCAAGTTCCAGGTCTCCCAATACAACAGTACCGCGATTACCATTTATACCGAATACAGTGCCAACATCGGTAGCATCTTCGATAAAGGTCCAAGCGCCTTGACCGTCAGCACCACCGCTGCGATCGTAACCAAAGAAGCCAAATTTGGCAGCACTACCATCATGGTAGTGAAGTTTAACACCACGATCAAGAGCGTCGTTAGTATCTCTTACAACTGTCAGTTGCTCACCAGCATTACAGTCTGCAGTGAGAGCAGCACTCAGAGTAAGAGTATGGACTACTGGAGAACCAGCAGAAGAAATGTTGCTGATTGTGGTAGCAGCAGGAATACCAGCACCAGAAATAGTATCGTTAATGGCAATACCATCTACTTTATCTACTTCAATAGTGGTAGCACCCGACAGAGCAGTAGTGGTTGCTGTCAGTACAGTAGTAGGATCACCCAGTTCAATGGTAGGATCGTTAACCGACATAGAAGCCGAATTAACAGTAGTAGTAGTGCCGTCGATCTGGAGGTCACCTTTGATGATAACCAGACCCTCAGCATCACCACCAGCGGGGAATGGGTCAATGATCAGTTCTGTACCAGAGGTGGTAGACAGAGCGTTACCATCGAGTCTCAGTTGGTCAATATCAATGTAACCAGTCTGAGCTGTGTTACCAGTAACAGTGCTAGTACCATTAAAGATAACGTTACCGTTGAAGGTAGTAGCAGAGTTTACAGTCAGGTTATCTGAGGTGGTATCACCAATGGTGGCATCACCATCAACAGCCAAACCGTTTGCCCAGACTGTACCACCAACACCTACACCACCAACAACTTGAACAGCACCAGTTGTTTGGGAAGTAGCAGCAGTGTTATCAGCAAACTTTACCTGAACGCCAAGATCAAACTCTTGATCGGCACCAGCCCAACGCAGTTTATCGAGAGTTGCCTCATCATAATAAACACGAGCGTCGTTATTAGTACCAAACTTTAGGGGGATGTCATCTTGTACCAACAGAGCAGCGGCGGCATTACCACCTGCTCTACGAATCTCCACATCACCAGTAGTGTCGTTCCAAGCCAGTTCAATATCACCAGATGTACCGAACTCAAGTTCTTGACCGTCTTCCAGGACAACCTTACCAGCACCGTTAGCGCCGAGGATTAGATCGCTATCGACTACGTTGGTGGTAATAGTATTACCATCAAGGGTAATGTTATCAACCAGGAATTGATCAACTTTGAGATTGCTGTCAACAATTACAGCACTAGATGCGGTTAGGGTACCATGAACCTGATCCAGAAGGTCGGTGAAATACTTACCACCAACTACCTGAGCAGCGGAGTTGTTATCACCAACAAAAAGACGGTCGCCCAGGTTACCTTGACTACCTGCGCCGACAGTTACGGCAAGTTCACCGTAGTTAATAGTACCAGGCGCAACTGTGCCTGTACTCCTTTTAATTAGAATTTCCGATGCCACTAGAAGGTGCCTCCGTTAACTGTGATGTTGTTCAGAACCGTTGTTGGGATAAATTTTGTTTTGTTGGAATCATAAACAAGCAGGCTTCCATCCTGTAATCCACCCAACGATGTGTCCGTCAAATCAATGTCCGCAAGTGCGCCAATAGTTCCGCCGCCACCGCCAGTGGCAACGCGGGTCACTCTAGGAACTGACTGATCTCCGAATCTTAATCTTGCCATTAGAGTGTAACGCCCTCCAGAACACTAACAGTACCTTCAAGCACTCTAGTTTTTAAGCCAGATGGTGCGGTGATGACAACATCATAAACATAACGACCAGACTTCATTGCTGCTGTCTGTGAGTTATTAAGAGAAAGTTGAATGCGTCCTGCGGTTTCGGGTGTAATAATTGCGGCAGTAACAGTGACCGCAGAAGAACTTGTGTAGTGCTTCTTAATCTTACATGCCGCAGAATACCCTGACAAATTGAACTCGGTCCCGTTATCATTCTCGACTGAAAAGTCGATGGTGAAATCGGCACCTTGATAGATCAATAAATTGGATACAGCAGATGCCATTCGCTAAGGTTTTTCTCTTTAGTATTTAGCTCACTCTTATTTATCGTTCTTCTCAACTAGAAGTTTGAGCATTTCTTTCAACTCATTAATCTCATTCTTCAGTTCCTGAGTCTCAGAGACGTTGAGTTTATTCTTTTCCCTAGCCTGAATGTATTGCTGATAACCAGTCTTATCGGTATTGATAATCGCATTGGATTTAGGATCACGCCCTAAGTTTTCGTGACCCTCAACTTTCATCAATCCAAGTTCTGATCTAATATCTCTATTTTTTTCATACTCAGCTTTATCACGACGAGCGAGAACTTCTTGTTCCCGCCGTCTTACTATATCCTCAATTTTATCAAAGTCCATTATGCCAGAGCGATAATTCTAAGATCCTTAACTCTTGGAATGTATGGCTGGTTATAATTTCTCAGTACCAACTTCAGTTGGAATCCATCGAAAGCAGCCGCGTCATTCAGGGTGTACTCATAATCATTCCATACAAATGGGTCATTTTGGGGAACCATTTTTCCGCTATCGGGACGACCATCAGTGTTGAAGAATTCATAGTTGATGTCGTCTGGATCGCCAGTGTAACCAGCGGGAACGAGTTTGTACATAGCAATGATGTCTGAGAATTCAAATGTATTAGCAGACAAAGCAACCTTAACACCTGTAGACGAATTTTCCAGTCTAGCAAGTCTCGTGATGTATATAGCGGCGTTCTCATCACCGATACCCTTACTAGGAGTAGCGTAGTTGATGAGGTTAGCAGTCGTGGTGACACTCATGCGCTGGGTGTCAATAACTGGTGACAGATGGCTTACATCCGAGAACATGTTCAATTCCAAGGTCAAAGACTTACCACCAGACATGTTGCTGATTTCATTCTGCTTGGAAGCGATAATCTTATGAGACAGGAAGTAGTTAATATCGTTAAGAGTGATTTCTCTCCAGGTAGAATCTGCTTGGAAAGAAGTTTCAGGGCTAACACCAGATGGGAAAGGACCACAGGAAGTACCGCTAGTGGCTCTTGCTCTAGCAGCAATCGAACATCCAGGTTGTACTTGAGTCTGAACTTGTGGCGTCAAAACATCCCAAGGGACATTTTGAGAAGAAAGAATATTTTCACCACCACCATTGATAGTCTTATGGGACTTGAATCCAGTGATATTCAATCTATACTTATGGGGGCTATTCAGAGAAGAAAAACCACCGAAAGTAGTTGTGTGGTGAGTTCCATTAACTCTTGTCAGAGGAATACCAGCAAGGTTATAGCACTGAACAGCAGCGTTGGCAGTATGAGCAGTTCCAGAAGCGGAACCAGAATTGCTAGCGGCATCCCAGTTTCTACCAGATACGGTACCCGAGTTGTGACCCAGAACGTTAATTACCCAGTTAGGAGAACCATTGTTAATATACTCATAAGCAATGATCTCATCGCCAATCTTAATGAATCCAGGATTGGTGTCAGAGACCGCAGGAGCGGCGTTACCAGGACCCGTGTTAGAAGCAGTCAGAGAAGCGGCTTGAGTGCTGTTGCCGCCGATACAGCGGTGGAATAGTGAGGCATCAGAGACAACAATCTGAGAAGCCGTAGCAGACAAATCGCTAGAAAGTACAGTGTCACCAATTTCAGAAATAACACCATCCAAGATTACATAGTTGGCATTACTCTGCATGCCGTGGTTGCTGTGGAAAACTTCAATGTATGCTTGATTGTCAGTTACAGCAATCGAGTTTGGCAGCAGTGGGAGGAAACCACCGTTGTTCTCTTCGAGAGTAGCGTTGTTCAGGAAGACTTGAGACTGGTTCAGAGTAGTGGGCAGAACAAAGTCTGCTCTGTAGATCTTGAACATCAGGTCTTCAAACTGAGAAGGTGTCCAAGTAGAAGCGTTCTGAGACTTGAACAGTACACCAATATAGGGTTGCTCAGAGATCTTCTCACCAGCATGAGCAGCGTCGATAGCATCCTCACCCAGCAAGGAGATGAACACCTTGTACTGGTTAGAGTCGGAGGTTACGACAATACAATGCTCAGTTTGATGGGGAATATAAACGGGGGATTCAAATGTGAAGGTAGTAGGAGCCGAAGCATCAGTAGAAGTAACTACATCACCCGCTTTCTTAATGACCTTAGAGAAAGGAAGAATAGTCTGAGTTGGAATACCATTTTCTACCGTACGAATATCAATGGCAACAGGAATCTCAGAGTCCTTCTGCTGGAAGTACAGATCAATCTTAGTAAGGAATACACCACCCTCAAGCTCGTCATCTTGAATCAAGAAAGTTTGAGCCAATGGGTCAGACCACAGAGTCCTGTTTTGAGTCAATCTCTCCTCATCGAGTTTAGCATTACGAACCGAGATGATTGTTTCCTGAGTGGTCTGGAGAATACCAGTTGCGCTGTATTCGGTTTGAGCGCTGGACTCAGACTCACCAACAACTGTAGAATCATTAGTAGTATCCGACAAGCGGAATACACGAGTACCAGTCTTAAACTTGGGATTAGTAGATTTACTTGGATCGGGGATAAAGAATGTACCTTTCAGGAAACCTGCCTGGTCAGTAACCAATCTTCTTTCCTTAACCTTTGCCTTAGCACCAGAAGACTGACCCACAAGAATTTCACCAGCAATAGGATTGCCCGAATAAGCACCTAGAGCCTGAGCAGCAAGTGAAGTAGTGTCGAGATTAATCCAACCAAGGTTAGCAGTATAATCGTTAACTGATGCGATATTCTGGTTAGTGTATGGGTTTATAGTGTACTCATTGTTTGGCTCAAGAATACGAAGAGTCGCACCAGAAGTCAAACCTTTAACAGTTTCGCCAACTTGGAATGGAATACTATTGGTGTCAGAGTCATCATTAGGATTCTTAGTCACTTCCAACATCTTAGGTGTGATGTAAGACTTAACTGAAACGCCATCAAAGAAAGCATAGAAACGAGTTTTGGGCTTAAGTTTCTCTGCCTTAAACTCAATATTTCTAGAGCGCATATTTTGAATGTGCTCAACAGAAACAACTCTATTACCAAGAGACTGCTGCTCAATGATAGGAGTAATTCTGTAACGGATACCACTTCTGGTCTGATCCGTTCTAACTCTAGAGAAACGTTCTGTACGAGTCGAACGATTCTTACCCTTACCTGTAGTAACTTGGCGACTAAACCAAATACGACCAGACCATGTGGTCTGCCAGGAACCCCATTGAATAGGAGTAATACCATTCTGGTCCGCTCTCATATCACGGAGAGTGGTCTGGTAGTTACCCTCAACAGTTGGACCCTGAAGAGCAGCCAGAGATTTAGTATCTACCCAGTCATCAGACTCAGGATAGAGTTTAATGTCACCAACGAAAGTAAAGACGTTGAATGGATTGACATTCTCAAGCGCAGAGGCAAATGGCTGGTCAACCAAAACAACATCACTATAAGGCAGGGTGATGATGTCACCAGTCTGCTTAATGTTGGTGGAATTGGAGCTAACAATCAAAGGAACGTTAGTTGTATAGTGAGAAGGGCGCAGATGACCTTCTTCAAAGTCAATAGAAACTCTGTAGTCTGGATGGAATGTATCGCTAGTTCCCAGAGAAGCAAAGTTGTCTACAATAAAACCATTCTTAAATCTGTCCAGACCATTAGTATCTCTGATCTGAAGAGTAGCAGTTTCAGTTTCAAGGAGAGACAGTTGAGTGTAGTATTCCAGAGTTTTAATTCTGGTTTCCAACTGTTGAATATCTCTAAAAGTATATCTCTTATAGTTTGTTTGAGTGATATCTACATCTTTGTCGATGTCAAAGATGTAAGGACGCATGAAGATGGTAGCCAGAAGCATGGCATCTTCAATCTCAGAAGGCTCTACTGGATTTTCAGCAGGTTCACCTTTAATTACTTGAATCTTATTATCTTTGTTGATGAATACTTTGTCAGTTCTACCCAAGTAGTATTCATAAGAAAGGATAGTGGTATCGGACTGACCAGGAAGACCAACAAAGTTTCCAGTAAACTCTCTATTATCAAAGTCAAGTTTACCAGAAGAGGTATGCTCAAAAGGAGACAATCTTGTACCAGATCCACTAATCAGGCTTGGAACCATTGGACGGAAGTCCAAAACATTTCTTAGTGGGAACTCAGAGAAAGTTGGAATCTCTTTATATACTTCACTGGAGTAAGAATCTACAGTATAGAAACCATCACCACCAGTGGTTACAAATCTATCAAAAATTACAAGCAGTTTGTGAGTAGGAGCAGCATACCCAGACTTTCTAACGAGTCTGGAATAATCATAATACTGCTCTCTCTGACCATTGTCCAATTCGTAAGCACTGGTTACATTAGAACTGCCTAGAACAATGCTATTGGCTACGATACGAGCAGTGGTTGTTTCGGTATTAATGACCTCTGCGTTATCAAACAGAGTATCAGTTAGCATCACAAAGTAAACATAGTTACTATCAAAGGATACAATCTGAGCTTTAGCGCCAGAAGAAACACCAGTTATAATCTGGTTGATCGCATAAGAACCAACTAGGTTGGTATATGAGAAGTGTGGAATAACAGGAGACTGAGAATCTTTGGATTCATAGACTGCCTTAATCTTAAAGACATCAGGACAACCCAAAGAAATTGTACGATCCTCAACTCTAGTACCATAACCAGCTGTATAACTGGTAAGACCATTAGCACTACCAAGAGCAGATTTATTAATCAAAGCCACTTTCATGCGTTCAGTGGTCTTAGACTTAGCAGATCTATTGCTACTGTATACTGTGGCAATTACAATACAACCATTAACTGTAGTGGGAAGACCAGAAACAGAAACGGAAGCAGATCCAGCACCAGTGCTAGTAGTAAAATTGGGGAAAGTATAACTATTACCAAGAACACCACTTCCAGAAGAGACGCTAGTTACAATGATTTGGAAATCATCAGCATCTTGTGGTGCTCTAAAGACAAGGTTTGATCCAGCAGAAAGCGAGAATGAACCGTTAGTGATCTCAGAAGAAGGAATAACGTATGACTTACGGAAATAACCCAGAGGAGTTACAGAAGCACCCTGGCTGTTTGTACTGGTAGATTTGACAGCAGCCTTAGGAATAGGAGTAATCAGAGCACGCTTAGTAGCAAACTGAATCTGAGGTCTCGTCAGAGTAATGGCAGAGGTTACAGATCCATTAGCAAGAGTCGTGCTACCTTCTCTAGTAATTGTGAAACTAGAGTTGCTAGTTACATTAGTAACTCTAGCGGTATGTTGTTGATTGTTGTTAGAGAAACGAATGATATCACCAATTCTCAGCTGAGCCGTAAAGTTAGACAGGCTAGCAGTGATAGTAGCGTTTCCTCCAGATACCCCACTAACAACAGGACCGTTAGCAGAAACCGTTGCTTGAACATCCAAAAGGACATTAGCAGTAAAAGTGCCACTAAGGGTCATAGAACGGATGTCACTAAATTGATATCCGTAGATGCTAGAAATTGTTCCCAGGTTACTGGAAGCACTTTCATACCTAACGGCTTCACCAGCAACAAAGTTGCCAGTGATTCCGTATACAGTACAAGTGGAGTTAGAACCATTAGTTCTAACAAAGCCAGACGCGCCAGAGTTGACACCAACAATTTTGGTTCCTTGGACCCAAGTTACCGCACCAGTCATGGTGAGGGTAGTGAACAACGTCGTATCCGAGACATTTACTCGGTAAATTGTGCTAGAGGCATCTCTAACACCAGAATCAAAACTAAAGCCAAAGACTCTAGTAAGACCGATAACATTACCCACAGCAGTGCCAGGGGTAGTTACCAGTCTATCACGAAGTTCTACAGTTTCGTAAAGTTCTACGCCACCATACAATTCGTCCACCAGAACGTAGTTTCCAAAGTCAGAAGCAAACGACTGGGAATCAGCAGCAGTAAAAGTTCTTGGTTTATCACTATCCTTAAAGGTATTTGCCAGTTTCTCAGTTCTGTAACCAGAAATGTAGGCAGTACCAGGAGAGATCTGAATGGACATCTTGTCCTCAGATGGGTCATTACCATCTTGAGTAACAGCATCCGATTCATATACACCATTATTGAAAGCGTTATTAAGATTTTCTCTAACATCAATAGAGAATCTCTTAACATAATAATCGCCAGACTCTTCTTTTGTTCTAAGAGCCAGAATATCATTAATATAACTAAGATCACTACGCTCTACTTTACTCTCTAATTTACCTTCATTGGTACGGAGAAGTTCAATAAAGTCAGCGGAGTTAGGATCTTTAAGTTCCTTTTTGATTAGGGTCAGGTTGATCTTGAAGCGATCAGCACCAGGAGCAGAGAAGTTTGTGCTACCAATTGCGTTGTCATAAAGGGTAGGATCTTCATCAGCAGTGATGATTCTTTCCTCAACCTTCAAACCAACCTTGTATGAGGGGCTATTGCTATATTGATCAAGAACAACCGTTTGTTCGGGTACAGTTACAAAATAACCACGAACAAAATAAACACCTCTACCAATATTAGCGGTGGAAGCAACGGCAGTGCTGTTGGAGTTCAGCAACTGAGCCAGAGGCGTACCAGAAACAATAGTGGATGTGCTGTAAGTAATATCTTCTTCGCAAGTCAGAACTTCGCCAGCCTGAAAGACGCTAGTAGTATTATCGTCTGCTTTTGTCAGGTAAGTCAAATAGAACGAAACGTATCCACGAGTAGACTCAGCGGCACTAATACTGAAGTTTACACGAGCACGAATGTTCGAGTTAGAACCTTTGATTACCTTATTATTCAGCGCTTCCCTATAGAGCTCAACGGGAAGGTTGAGATAGTTATTTTGTACAAGTACAACTGGATACTGTTTGTTGAGGGTGATACCCCCAGGCACAACCATACTACCCTCACGGTAGATGCCCTGACCAAACGAGTTGATTTGGTTCTGGAGCAGTGACTGTAGGGTGGTTAATTCTCTAGCTTGGACTGGATATCCAGGCTTAAAGAGTACCTTGAGAAACCCCTTATCCTCATCAAAGTCGTCAAAATAAGGGGAAATATTAAGGTTGGTATTCTGTGCCATTTAGAATTCAATTACTACTTTGAGCTCTTCGTTCTGATCCGCCGATCTGGAAATCGGGTTCCTATTATCTATGTAGAGGATTTCTCCAGAGTTGATTTGAACCTCTCCGTTAGCATAACCCTCAACAAAAGAGAGACCAAGTTCATAAACAGAAACACCAATCTGAATCTGACTCTTAGGAACAGATGCTGTACCAAAAGTAGAGTCGGGAGTGGCAGTGATCAAATCAGATGAGGTAATTTCATAGTTACCAGAGAACTCAATGATGTTACCCGAAGTAACTCCATCAAATGAATCCTGGTAATACTTCAAAAGCTTAGTATTGGAATCATAGGAAACTACATATCCTTTTGCGAGTGTAGTTGCCTGTGAGATTGTAGATCCAGGTTGGAACGTTCCGTTAGGGGCGCCAGTTCCAGACTGAGGGAAGATCATGGCTTTTACACCAGATCTTGTGTTTTGAGAAGACACCGTTGTGGTGTTGTAGTCATATGGGTTAAGAACCAGACCGACTCTACGGAATGTAAGGTCAGTTGGGAAGTCAACAAACGCAGTAGAGGTTTCAAGTTTGGAAGCAAACATCAAACGATAAGATCCAAGTTCTCTAGCAGCATCAGAACCATGACCACCGTTAGGAGGAATAATGATATCCAAATTTGCGTTAGCACCAGTACCGATGTTTGTAATCAAACCAACATCAATAGTGGCAAAACTATAGTTAGATCCAGACTGAGTAACGGTAACATTACTAATACTACCAGAAACAACAGTAATGGAACAATATGCTTGAGTTCCTCCATTGATTTCCCAATCACCACGAATGGGTACATTAGTGAATGTGCCGTTATTATAACCAGCACCAGCATTCTCAATAACAATAGTATCAACTGAACCAGCACCAGCGGCAGCTTCTACCAGAGCATTGTCAAGGACGGGGATAAACTCAGAAGTAACGAACTTCAGAATGTTATCAGCGTCAATGGTGTACATGTACTTCCAACGATACTTATAGTCGGAAGAATCATTAGTTTCAATAACTGTGGTCGAGGTGCCAGTTGGCTCTACTAGCGAAGGACGACCTTTGGGAAATTCGGGAGTCTGACCATTATAAAGACACTTGTAGACATTAAAGTCTGAGTTCATCACATAGAAGTTAGAGTCATACAAACGGGTCGCGCCATTTGCTGTCGTCTTTGCTGGTGAATAATCAGGTTTGTACATAGAGTATGTACGACCAGTACCACCAGTAGTTTCTGTTGGGTCAATCCAGTCAACCCTAGGAATGACGAGAGCGGTGTCAGAAATATCTACGCGCTTATATGCTACCGAATCAGAGTATACCTGTCGATGGTATGTAAATGAATCAATAGGCTCGTCTGTGGGAGGTGAATCTGAATTTCCTGCCCATGCCTTAGGTCTACCTACAAAGAGATAGACTCTATTAGCATCAGAGCCTGCACTGCCTAAGGTGTTTCGGAACGCCTCGGCAGCATAAATCCTAAATTTGTCGGTTACAAGAGCCATCAGACAAAGCTTTTAGATGTATTTATACTTGACAAAGAAGAGATTCAGGAGTAGACTCTACAGTGTAGCGGGTTCAAGGATGAGCTTTAGCTACTTTATGCGTAGAGTCTAACAATTGGACGGATCTGTAGTGTAGCGCTGGTTTCCTGAAGAGCTACAGTAGAGGTAATTGTAAAGGTTGCGTCACCAGTCTTGGTAACTTTATATACCCCATTCAAAGAACTATATGACAAAGTACCACCAGAACCAGGAACTGTTCCGCCAGAAGTGAAGAAGATATATCTCTCCATTCCAGTTTCAAGGTTATGATCACTAGACATAGTTACAGAAATGGTGGTGCCGTTGGCGGTCCAAGTTCCATTTTCAATGTTAATATTGTGTCCAACACCTAGGCTTGGACCTGTACGCTTGTAACCTCTACCATTAGTTGTAACAACAAAAGTATTAGCGTTATAATCAACTGTTCCGTAAAGAACTCTTTCTACACTCCAATTAGTACCATTCCAATAAGGAATCATTATTTCACCGTCACTTGGGAAACCTTCACCAGCATCATATCCAAAGTCTTGGCAAGGAATAGTTTGTGCTGTATCTGTAATAGAAGAAGAAAGAATCGCGGTGTAAAGGAATCTACTATTACTAATGGTCCTATCTCTTTGAGTTCTTTCAACAGCAACTGGGTGGAAAGTTTGTACAGTTGGAGCATTGACGTAATTAGATCCACCTTGAAGATCAATAACCTCAATGACTTTACCACTACCTTGCTCAATGATAGTTCTAGCGCTAGCGCCAGTACCACCACCACCATTAAAGGAGAGGAATGGTGGATATTCATAATTGCCACCAGCATCAATAATATTGACCTTAACTACTTTTCCACCAACAACAACGGCTTCAAAAGAAGCAACAGATGGTTGGAGACCAGTATATTCATAAGTTTCAATAGAACTTGAAGAAGCAATCTGAGCAAGAATACGATTTTCACCTTCGGAGTCAATTCTGAGAAGATCGCCAGGGTCAATACTGTTGTAAGTATCTTCAACTGTGATGTCTAGGTCAGAACCAGTGTAGATGAAGGTCAGACACTCGGCACCTGCTCGTGGTGCTTCAGTGAATTCAAGAATTGAACCATTCAGAACAAATGATACTTCTGGTTCCTGATAGACACCATTCATGAACATGATAATATTGTTCGCTGGGATAACGGCAGGAGAATCAGATTCCAGGGAGAATGGCTGATCATTCTTCTTAAGAATGAATGTTTTTCTCTCATTATCAAAGAATGGAGCAATAGGATCTAGATCTTTCAACTGACCAACATAGAAGCAGTAGAAATCCATGTTGCCCAGCGGGGCTTCAGTGAAATTGATGGTAGATGGAGTTCCTGTGTAACTGTAAGAAACACCAAGTTCCTGAATGTGGGAATTAAGAAATAGCAGGAATCTGTCGTTACCTGGCAGAGTATATCCAGTACCACCAACTTTAGCGGGGTACGAAGTTGTAGTTCCGTCAAAGGTAACGGTCTCAACTTCAATTTGGAAACTGTTGATTACAGTACCGCCAACATCAGCAGCATCAACACCAAGCATATCAGTGTTAAGGTAATTGCTACCTCCATTTACCAAAGCTACGTCGGTAACCGCACCTGTAACTCTAGCAATTGGATTGGTAGCAGCAGTTGTTGGATTGCCACCAGTAAATGCCAGAGTAGGTGCTTGATTGTAATCCTTACCTGTTTGTTGAACTTCAAGACGCTCGATAAATCTACCAACAGTGGCAGAAGCCAAAGCAGTTGTGGTAATAGTATCAGCAGGGTCGTTGATAATTTCAACAACAACATCATCGTAACCATAACCACCGTAAGTAACATTGATTCCAGTAACTGCTCCACCAGAGATGGTAGCAGTAGCAGTAGCGTTAAAACCACTATTGGATTTGATCACTACAGTTGGAACATTGTTATAGCCAACGCCAGGTTGGGTTACTGCGATACTCTTGATGAAACCTTCAGAGGAAAGAACAGCAGAGATTGCGCCATCTGTAACAGCAGTATATCCAGACTGAACAATAGTAGGAGCACCTTCATACCCATCACCACACTGACCAACAGTTCTAGTGAAGGTATTGAAGTTGCCCTGACCGATAACGGTGTAGGCAAAATCCATCAAAGTTTCAATCGTAGAGATTACATTTGTACAACCTCCAGAAACCGAAGTGATGCTAGGATCCTTGTACTGGCTTCTAGTGCTGAAGTTATACTGCGAATAGGTCTCATAAGTTTCATTGTTAATTGCCTTCTTGACCATCTGACGTGCTTCTTCAAACACGTATTGGGTCTCGGCTTCTTCACCCTGTACGTGACCACCATTGAAGTACATATCGAGGTTGTCCCACAGAACGTGGTTACCACCGAATGCTACGTTAACGCCAACGGCACGCAAGATGTCAACAGTGTCAGATTTACACTGTTCATCACCAATACCAGGAGAGTTGAATCCAGTAGGAGCAGTTCTAGTAAACGTAGAGAGAGAATCAGTGTCGATCGCAACTTCGATGATATTCATCAGAGTATCAATCGCAGCGGTTACGTTTGTACAACCACCAACGACATTAGTAATACTAGAGTCCGTAACCTGAGAAATGCCGTGGGAACCGCGAACGGTAACTGCGGTATTATCAATTACTTCCTTAGCAATCTTAGTGGCTTCTCTATAAACGTACTTAGAGTGAATCTCTTCGCCATCCAGATGTGAGGTGCCTACGTAGTAAGCAGCGGCATCATAGATTTCGCTGTTGGAACCATACTTGACGTTGATAGAAAGCGCTTCCATAACATCAACAACGTCATCGATACAGTTGACATTGCCGTTTGGAACGGTAAAGGCAGCAGGTTCAGTTCTGGTGGCATGAGTCATCAGATCTGTTTGGATTGCCAATTCGATGATGTCGATCAAAGTGTTGACACCAGAGATGACGTTTGTACAACCACCAGATACGTTGGTGATTCCACTGTCGATCGTCTGGGTGTATCCATGAGAACCAGTGATACTAATTGTCTGGTTATCGATAGCCAGTTCCATCAGTTCTTCAAGTCTGCCGATAGCAGCAAGAGTTTGTTGCTCTTCGCCATCAATATGGGTTGTGCCAACGTAATAATTGGCGGCATCCCAGACTTGGTTGTTGGCACCATGGAGAACGTTAAATGCTACAGCATCTACGATATCCAGGAGGTCATCAATACAATCCTGAGAGTTGCCTGTTGGAGTTACGAATCCAGGGAAATCTACGGTGCTCATCAGGTGATAAGCTTCGTATGCTAGCAGGTTTTTGTTAGCGAGGATTGTGTTATATGCGTCAAAGTGTCTGTTGCTTTGAACCTCAAAAGGAATGTCGAGCAGCATACGCTCAACGGCTTCGTTAGCAATGAAGTTCTTATTGGTTGTAATCAAAGTAGAAGCATCGGCAAAACGATTTGCCTGAGGTGTGCCAAAACGATTCATCAAACCAACAGCAACATCAGCAATAAGTCTGGCGTTATTGTTAATCAATACACGAGCATCGCCAAATCTGTCAGCGGTTACATTAGTAGCCGTATCGAGAACATTGGTAATTGTGATGTTACCAGTAGCTCCAGTGCCATTTCCAATTTTATTTGTAAATGCTACATTATTGTATACGCCAGGAGTGTATCCACTACCCTGGTAGATACCATCTGTGGTATTCAGGGAAGTAATAACGTCTCCAAAGATATCCAGCTGGAAGTTGCCGCTGATATCTTGGCGTTGATAATACATGATAATACAGACCGAATCCTTAATCGGTGGCTCGGAGAAGGTGAGGGTGCTTCCACTTAGACTATACGAAACTGGGTTCTGTACAATACCGTTGATGGTTACCATCAACTGATTTTTGTTTAGAGGTGTTATCTCAGTATCTCTGAATCTCAACTGATAATCAACAGTTTCATCATCAAAGGCAACGGTCAATTTGTGCTTAATGCCTGTGGAAACTCCCGTCAGTGGAACTGCGGTACCAGCAGTAGCATTGGCTTTGGTTGTTGCCAATTTGAGATTATCATCATCAACTCTGATGATGTAGTAATCAGTATTAGCATCCAAACCACCAATGGGAACAGAGTTGGCAATTTCAGGATAATATCCTGGGTTGCGCTCTGGAACGCTGGATGGATTGTCAATACCACCCCATACAATCTCAGCAAGAGTGTCAATAGTATTCTTGACATCTGTACAACCGTTAGTATCCAGAGTGATAGTAATATCAGTTACTGGGAGTTGGTTTACAATCGCCTGCTTAGCCAGATCTCTGGCATATTGAATAGCACCGATTGTTTCCTCTTCTTCGCCACCAATATAATATACACTATTGTTAGGTACAGTTCTGGTAAGACTACCAAATGGACCATTAGCACCAGAATCAACAGCATCCGTAAGGATTGTCATGAGGCTAGTGATACTACTAGCGACATTCTGACAGGAAGCTACATAACCACCTGTCTTTTCAGTTCTATTCTCTACAAGGTGCGAAAGTGGTGCGGTGATGGCAGCAGTTACAATGTCCATCAGAGTAGTGATGGCAGAAACTTGATCCGCACACTTGACGTATGAAGGATCATCAGCGGGGGCAGTGTCATCTGTAATCGTCAGATCAAAGACTTGACCAGACATGTCACCGACTGGCTTATTCTGAATTACCAGAATCGCAATATCTCTTGCTTGCTCAAAAGCATAGATCGATTCAGTTTCTTCGCCAAGGATGTGAGTTCCAGTTACATAGTAGTTCGCAGCATCCCAGATTTCGTCGTTTCCACCACGAGACATATTCTCAGCAAGTGCTTCGAGAACATCTACGATGTCATCTTCGCAATTAACTCTACCGTTTGGTACAGAGAATGTTGGGAAGTTGGACAGCATTCTGTCTACAGCAGTTACCGCAATCTGAGTCTTATTAGAGAGAATGAGATTTCTGGCATCAGCATGTCTATCACTAATGTAACCAGCAGGATCTTTAGTGATAGTGTTATCGAATACTTGAGTTTGGCTGGTATACTGTGGATTGATTGGATAATTTTGCATGGCTTGAATTGCCATGTCTCTAGCGTGGTTGAATACCTCAATAGTTTGGGTTTCTTCCCCAGATACGTGTGCTCCTGTGATATACAGGTTAGCAGCATCATATACTTCGCTGTTTCCGCCGAATGACAGGTTATAAGCCAAAGCCTCAAGGATATCGATAACATCATCGATACAATCTTGATTATTACCAGTAGGAACAGTAAATGCGATATTATTTGGATCAGCAAGCATTCTACCGACTGCTTCTTCAGCAATCAGTACCTTGTTATCGAGGATGCTCTGTCTAGCATTGGCATAGCGATTGCCAATGGTACCAACACCACCAATGTATTCTTGTACAGCATCCCAGGTAAATGCGTTTCCACCATAACGGAGGTCATTAACCCATGCTACGACAACCAATCTAAGGTCACGAGCACATATAGTTCTATCGTAATCTGGTTTGGATCCATCGGTTAGAGCTGGATAATTTGCTTCTAGCCATACAATAGACTGATCAATAATATAGTCAATGTTCTTAAGAATTAGGTCTCTAGCATCTTGATATCTGTCAGCAGGGGCAGAGTAATTTGCTTTCTGACCAGTAATAAATCCATGGTTAGTGAGAGCAAGAGTGTCACTAGCATCTAGAACTACAGCTGGATCTGTGCCATCAAATGTGTAAGTTTTAGATTCGATTTTATCTAGTTTGTTTACAATGGCACTAAGAATTCTCTGGACGTCCAGAAGTTGCTTACCTTGAACAAGAACATTTGTAGGCACTGAAGACGTGTAGTCTGGCTTGCCCATAAAGTAGTTCTGAATCCTAGAAAGCTTACCAGCATTGGAAGCAGAGGGTTTTGGCGTAAAGAATGTAGTTCCATTGAAGGACTGGAATTCATTACCAAACCTTTGAGCATACCAGTTGTTTGGATCTGGGTTTGATGGGTTATTAAAGGAAGCAGCATTGTATCTCTTAAATGCGGTTTGAGAGATAACCTGTGTACCAAGAACCTTAAATCCAGCAGGGTGAGCTGTTGTCTTAAATTGATTCTTCCACTCACGTACGTTGATTGGAGAACTTACAACGTAAGAGAACTCTTGGAATCTATCTGAGTCATATAGACGCTGTTCATTAAGATCAAGAATACCAGTGGTTCTCTTAAACTGAGCTGTAGCAGTAGCGATTGGAGAAACTTGGAACGTAGCGTCTGCTTTATCAAAATCATGAATCTCACCGAATGCTTTAGTCTCAATACCAAAGATTGGTTGATTAAGTTCAAACTCCCCAGACTGAACTTCAACTGACAAAATTCTACCAAATGGATCCCATGCTTTAACAATACCGACAGCATTAAACGATGCTGTAGATGTACCCTGATAAACTGTCTCACCAACAGCAAACGATGCAGGAGTCAAAGAAACATCAATTGAATCTCCAAGATCTGTAGTTGTGAGTTGGAATGTAGCGGTACCACCGCTACCAACAGTAGCGGGTCCAGTAAGTGTGACAGCAAGTCCACTAACTGCGTTAGCCAACGTAGTAGCAAGCCACATTTGGTTAGAACCAAGACCATTAGTTAGGCTTGGAGCAATAGCATAGTAAATTCTATTGGTAAGCAAAGGTGGTGGTAGTCTACCATCAATTTCACGTAGCTCTACTTTAGTCCCAGTTGGGATCTTAGTATTGTATGGGAAGTTGAGAGTATTGTTAGATGTAAGAGGTACAAATTGGTGAGTAACTCTAGCCAGAACATCAGGTGTAGATGAGAAACCCTTACCTGGATTAATGACATCAATGCTTTGGATAACTTCATTATCTACGTTAACTTTCACTTCAAAACCAGATCCACCACCACCAACAAACTCAATAGTTGGTGTGGAGACGAAGGAATATCCACCATTAGTTACAGTGAAGAAATCTACAATTTGAGTTCTAACCAACTGGAGGTTATATGTTGTATTGACCTCTGGCTTGAGAGTTCTATCGTGAGAGTAGTTATAGGTAATGTTGTCACCACCAAGATTGATGATCTTACCAAGGTCACTAGACTTCAGAAGAATAGAAGCACCTCTACCAAGTTTCTGGTTAATAGCAATAATTGGAGCATTCTGGAACTTAGATCCAGCATTTTCAATGATAATCCTAGTTACTGATTCATCTACAATTTCTGCTCTCAATACTGCATCAATACCAGTACCACCAGAAATAGCAACTTCTGGAGCAGACAAATATCCAGAACCAGAACTTGTTAGAATAATCTCGTCAATAGATGCGTTGATTGTAGTAGAAGTTTCTGCTGGTCTTACAAATTCCAGAGAATCAACTCTAAGAACAAAATCATCAGTTCCATCTACGCCGCCAGGAATTTGAGCGCCAGAAATCGTAATAAGGTCACCCAATGAATATGTACTGCCAACATTAGTTACTACAACAGAAATAATGTCCTGGGTAGAAGCATCGATAGTTATAGTAAATTCAACTCCAAAGCCACCAGTAGGAGCAACAGATTTTTGAGTTACGCCAGTATGAACTCCTGGAGTAAAGTTGGCAGAACTATTTTGGTTTTGAACTTCAGCAGTCTTAACACCACCGTAGTAAGGATTATCAATATAAATTGTTGGAGCCTTTCTATAATTTGATCCGCCATTGTTAATAGCGATATTCGCAATAGTTCCGAGCTCTGGACCACTAGGGGGTACAACCGCAGCAACTTGTGCGTGAGTTCCAGATACAGCAATAACTTCTGCTTGGTTAGGACCACTAAAGACTTTATTTCTCTGTGCGTTGCTAGCATTAAACATTAGGAATCCACGATTAGTAGCCCCTACCAGATTGTTTCTGAGTGGTTGGACTCTAAGAGTGGATGTATTGGGATTCCAGGAAATTACCTTACCACGAGCACTATCTCCAGATAGATCCTTCTCCGAAGTAATTACATCACCTTGAGAGAATGTGCCAAATACCTTATCTACAGTGAGGTCAACAAAATCTGGAAGACTACAATATACAGAAGGTGGATTAGATGGTTCATATCCAATTCCATTTTCAAGAATAGCAACGTCCTCCAAGAATCCAGAAATGGTTGCTGTGGCAGCAGCACCATTACCAGACCTTGTTACCCCAAGGAACTTAGGTAGAGTAGAATAATTTCTACCTTTATCACCAATATTAATAGACGCAATACCGCCGCTAGGATAAATCGACGTTGTGGAGTAAATTACACCATTAGATTTCGAGTATCCACTATCTGGCTCATTTGGCAATATAAACGAAACTGTATTTTGAGTAACGGAAGTGACTGTATTGGATCCAATATAAGGATCTTGGATTACACTAAAATAACTACCACTTAGATTACCGTTGATATCAAAATAGAACAACGTTCCAGGAATATCTTTAATGAGAACTTGAATGCCTAATTGTTGACCTGTTACTGGATCATTTTCTACATCTGTGATATTTTTGTAAGTAAAGACATTAGTGTTTTCCTTATCAAAGGTAAACTCTAGTCTTCTATTTTGATTGGAAACATCAGAAGTATTAAATGTATAAGCATGACCATTAATTAGATTCAAGTTTGGCTCTTGGCAGTAAATAACCGCCTGAGTTACGATTGCTTCATTTGGAATCGAAGATCCTGTTGGGATATTAAACTGGAATCTTCTCTGAGTTGTAGCACCAGTTACTACAAAGGTTCCATCATATTCAGATGGTTGACAACCAGTAACAACAACTTGATCTCCAGCTTTGAGGTTGTGGGAAGCACTAGATCTTAAAGTATATTCAATCAGTACATTATTTGGAGTAAGGGTAAATCCATTACCATTACCAATGTTTAGATTGTTGGCTGTCAGTTGCTCCCCAGCTCTATATCCAGAACCAGCTTTGGTTAGAACAACTGAACTGACTTCTTGATTGCTGTTGACAGTAATCGTAAATTCGGCACCCTCTCCAGAATCTTGACCATTGAACAGTGGGACATTAAAGTAAACGCCTTCAGTGTATCCACTGCCAGCAAAAATAACCCAATCCTGATCGATCAGGGAGCCAGTCTTAAGAACGGTACCAATATCAACACTAAATCCATTTCCACCGCCACCACCAATCTGTGCGTCATTTATCGTAAGAACATCTCCATCAAGATATCCTTTTCCTTGATTGGTAATAGTAATCGCAGTAACAGCACCACCAGTAACGGTGATATTAGCAATGGCACCAGAACCAGAACCACCACTAAGGCGTCTGCCATTATAAGTGCCGTTTAGATAATTTTCACCACCAGTAATTACCAGTTCACCTTGCTGGATTCTACCAGGACTACTTTGGTAATAATCAGTAGCATCAAAGTAACTGAAGTTATATTTGTTATTAATGATTTTGACATCAATATCCTTATTGATGTAATTGTCAGCAATACTTACATCAACAAATTCATCTGGTTTGATGAAATGTGGTTCCTCTGTGGTAATAGTAGCCGTGATAACATCAGTGTCGTTATTAACAGAGTATACTAATCCACTAACAACTTCTCCAGTGATTTTACCAACACGAGCAGAAATTCCACTGCCACCCGTGTTAGTTTCGTCGAAGATGAGTCGATCATTAACTTTATAGTCAAAGCCAGCACCTTCAATCAAGTATTGATCAATACCAGAGGAGAAATATCTGTTTGTAGCAGAAACATAAAGGGAATCTGTCTTACCGCCTTTAATTGTTGGGAAGTAATCATAGTAACCAATACCAACATCATCAAATACCAAGTATACTGGTTCGGTGCCACCATTAGTAAAGTTCTCCAAAATAATTGGAGTGGTAGCATCTTCCAGTGCTAGCAAGAATTCTTCTGGATCGCCAAGATCTTTTCTGCGAACGACAGATTCATCAACTGCGATATATGGAGCCTTATAACGAACAGCATCTTCAGTAAATAGACGCTGAAGACCATTACCAGTCCAGTTGATACTATCTGCTTGAGAGTAGAAGTCTGGACCAATAAAATAAGGGAATTTAGGATTACCTGTTGTACCATCAATGGCACAGAAGTATGCGTATACACCACCAGGATACTCTGGAGTTACGCAGAAACGACCGTTGTAGCGATCAAGGTCACCAGACCCTTCAATATATTCGTAGTCTTCAATGTAGGTACCCATACGGTCAGTCAGACCCTGTACAAGCGCATCTCTGCTGGTTCTCAGCCTATAGCTGGAAACCATCTGCTTATACTGGTTAAATGGGTTTTTATTCTCCCTATCAGCGTATCCATAAGGACCATAGATGGGATGACCATCAAAAGCCCAACCAAGGATAGGCGAGTGCCTAGTTGGATTAAGTTCTGCGTTATTTCCGTCGCTAACGTTATCTTTTAGTAAGAAGCGAAGCTTCTTGGGGTTGTACATATATCCATATTCACCACCATATACCGCAAAGTTAGATCCTCGAATGGAAACTCCATTAGCAGCATCAGCAACTTTATATGGAGACATCTGAGAACTTGTCAGACCGAATTCTTCTGGAGTTGCGGCTTTGTTATAGTTAAGGACAGGCAGTTCTACTTGGAAAGAAGCACCTGTACCAGGATAGACAATATCAACAAATGTCTTACCAGCGGTATATCCAATACCACCGTTTGTAACTCTAATAGCAGTAACTTGCTGAGAATTAGAATCAATCTCAGCAAAAGCCACAGCACCTACGCCATCACCAGTAATGATAACGTCAGGAGGACCATAGTAGTTTTTACCACCATATGTCAGAATGATAGAAACAATTCTTCCATTAACAATGGAAGGATATGCTACAGCACCTGTACCAGAAATTAGAGTGATATTTGGTCTTTCATCGTAATTGGATCCAGGGTTTGTAATAGTAATACCATCAGATTCCAATCCGCCACGAACAACGGCTTCAGCAGTAGCACCACTTCCACCACCACCACTCAGAGTTACAGTTGGTACACCAGTATATCCAGAACCCTCAGCAGTGACACTAATAGCAGTAACCACGCCAGAAGTAATAGTGGCAGTAGCAGCTGCTTGTACTGTAGGATTACCACCGCTAATAGAAACAGTAGGAGCAGTGGTATAATTTGAACCACCATTTGTCACGTTAATCGAAAATACTCTACCAGAAACAGATACTGTAGCTTCAGCAGAAACACCTTCAAGTTCCCACAGGCAAGAACCATCTACAGTAAGGCTACCGTCAACAGCAGTGGGTTCAGTTCCACGTTCTGCGGATTTACCACTACCAAGGTTTTTATATCTGTTACCAACGCTATTGCGAACTCTCTGGTTAATGAAATAGTTAGTTCCTGGTTTCCAAAGTGGTTCAAATTCTACAATAGGTGGATTGGTGATATCATAACCATCACCAGGGTTAAGTACGCTAATTTCACTAATACCACCATAAAGTCGGAAATCTTCCGATTTATATGAAAAAAATGGTACACCATTTACACCAATACCAATTTGACCCACTGGAGTTGGAGTCTTAGTTGATTTTGTAAGGGTAGTTCTAGGAATACGTTTTAGGTAACGTTGGTTACCAGGATCTAGATCGATACCTTGGAAAAATGGTCCAATTTTATGGCTAGGCAAACCGCTAGAAGCAATGATAGCATGGTCATCACTTCTGTAGGTATTTTGGATATCAGCAGGAATATTTTTAACAATGTTGTTGATGCTGGTGTCAGTAGAGCTGGATTTTGCGAATTCCCTAGTAATCAGAAAATCACCATTAACACCAGCAATAGGAATGACATTTAAGCGAACTGTAAACTGAGTATCGTTCGCAGTACCAATAACATTGAAAGTTTGATTATATACGTCTTCTGGAGCATTGAGAACAACAACTGTGTCATCACGACGTAATCCGTGAGGCTTTGAAGTTGTAATCAAAGCTTCTACTCTTCCCTGAGAGTCTGGGGAAGATAATTCAATTTTTGTACCAGTAAGAAGCTTCTTAACGTTGTAAATAAACGAACCCCAGATTGGCTCTAGAGAATCAAAACCAGGAGCAGCAGGAGTAGTGACTTTAGAGTCTTGTACGTAGTATTTGCCGCCATTAGTGAGGTTGACACCTCTAGTGCCACCAAATACAGCAATCTCAATTCTACTTTGATCTACATTAGAATATCCGTAAATACCAAACGCAGAAATGACTTCAGAACCAGATAAGTGTGGACGAAGTTCAGTATTCTGCCTAGCACGAGTTACTCCAAGAAATTGAGTTACAGTTTTATCTTCATACTCAAAAATTTCACTGTTAATACGGAAACTTCCGTTAGTCTCTGGCCAACCGAGTGTAGAATCAACAGTAACGAATCCATGGTCAAGATTTGAACTAAGATCTTCGGAAAGAACCGTTTTATATGGTGTGGTGAATTCACCTTTACCATTTTCAGTATCTACATCCAATTCGTAGATTTTACCGTCTTCGGTAAAAACTTCTACAACAGTTTTGACATAAATTCGGGCATCCTTTACATTAGAGTCATTGAGATCAGCATCTTGGTACAAAACTTCCCCTGTAAGTTCTACGGGGTTACCAGAGATGGCTTTGGCACGAATAATTTCTCTGGTGCTATAGTAAGCATCAGATGGTTTGAAAATTCTATCTTTAGGGTATAGAATTGTAGATTCTACACCAAAAAGAACCCTCATCAGATATTTGAAGGATCTGGAGGTTCCTTTAGCCGCATAAAAGTCTTTCAGTCGTTTTGTGACTGAAGAATCCCTAATACCCTCGGCAAACTTATTAGGGAACGATTCAGAGAACTGAGTTCTGAATCTTTCAAGAATAAACAGCGCAAAGAAGTTATTAAGGTTGATTACCTCAGATTGGAAAGCATGTTCTGCTGGTTCGGACTCAGCAAACGTATATTCCTTGATTAAACCAATATTTGTCGTCGCGTGGAAACCACGAACACACCCTCTGAACTGAGTGTTAGTTTTTTCTCTGTAGTATATAATTTCTTCGTCAATAAGGATTAAACCCTCAGAAGGGAAGTCCTTAGTATTCTGTACGTCAATAATGCCAGCATCAACCGACACTGAGCCTGCAGTTACTGTAGATTCGACAAGATCGTTGAGATTGTCGATATTATAGTAGTCATCAAAGTTCCCAATGATGTCCAGGGGATTACCCTTCAGTTCTTGGCTCCTATAGTAATACTTTAGGAACTGAATGAAGTCAGGATAATCTTCTCTGATAAATTGAGGTAAAAATTCCTCAACTCTATCAGATATTCTGTCTTTAACATCAGGTGAGACTGTAGCGTCAATGGGAGAGACTCCAACCGATGTGGAGGGAGTCTGCCAAGACGCTACGCGCCAAGATGACCTTTCAATTGCCATTAGGGTTTAACTATAGCTGGACTCTGGGATAATACCTGTACCTGCGGTATTGGAACCGCTCGCAATCTCATCATCAATTACATTTACCACTAGGTTATCTATACCCAATGTCAAATAGGTTTCTCGGAGTGCTACGAGATCATTTGACTCAGGTACGACCGAAAACTGGAGAATATTTTGATTACTACCGACAACTTCATCAATGATCAAATCGTTGATAGTGATTTCTCCTCTTTCATAATCAACACTTCCCCAATTACCACCAATATACTGGGTAGCACCATTTTCGGTAATGTAGAAGAGCCTTACAGTACCGAGACCATCATCATTTAGGTAATATGTAAAATTGCCACCATCCACTCTCTTAAAACCATTAGAGGTGAAACTTGGAGACTCCAATTGTGCGTTGATTCTATTACCAAAGCAAATAGTATAGTTAAAACGCTGGTTCAGGGATACGGTAACATTCTTTCGCATTCTGATGCGAGTGATATTTGATGTAACCGACTTTTCAGCATCGTCAATGATTTTCTGTAATTTTGAATACTTAAATTTGCCACCAAACTTGTTAAACTCCTTAGTTTGGTTAAGAGACTCCAGAGTCGTGAAAATGACCTGTTTGAGCTCCTCCTGGGAGCGTCTGGTGACATTTGGGTTAAAGTATACGAAAGAAGTTAAATCAATATAGACTACAGATGGATCTATAATCTTTGGCTCGACTGCTCCTACAGAATAGTTGCGGATTTTCTTAAGAACTGCCTCTTTTTCGGAAATTGACAGTCTGTCAGCATTTTTGGGTTTAATGGCAATCATAACTTTGCCATATTCGGGAGGATCTGCTTGCTCTCCTCCGAATGCGACAATTGATTGGACATTTGGGTAAATTTGAGGAATAATCGACTCATAATCTTTAGTAGTTACCGCTCTACCGAAACTAGAGTAGAATTTGGGTGCGGCATACTTGATAGAAGTCACAGATTCGGCTTCTGCGCCACCATCAGGAGCAGATTCGAGTGTCAGAGTGATTCCAGAGGTGATTGGGTTGTTAGACGAGTCCTTAATTGTGCCAGCGAACGTAAAATCGTCCAATCCGTTAGCACCAGAACCACTAGAAAGCGAATAAGTCGCTTCAATGACATCACCATTCAAAAGTTTCTCTCCGATGATGCCATCACCGAAGATAAGTTCAAATCTTCTGTACTCAGACTCTTCTAAAAAGAAGTTTTTGCTGCTCTTATCGACAGCAGTAATATCAGTAGCCAAAAGATAGGCGTCAGTAACAGTTCCGCGAGTTACTTCAATCTTTAGGGTTGAAGTATCGGCTTTTTCATTTCCAAGGATGAATCTTTGACGATCAGAAGTGTTTCTAACAAAAGTATCCTTAATGAAGATGCCTTCATAGGCAACAACATCATTAAAAGTCGCAATACCGTTCAGAGTATTGACAGAAACGATCAAATCTTTGGGAATTGAGAAAATATAGTTCGTATTTTCCTCACCAACGAAGCTTGCGAAGATTCCAGCGTTGATTTGGACCGCTTGAGGGTAAGGAAATGGAGTTTGGATCTCAACTTTGAAGGTAGCACGCGCAGATCTGTAACTTCTTGGCGTATAACCGATCAATTTAGCCAATTTTACGACATTTTCGCGCAAAATTGCGCTGTCAAGGAAATTTTCGTTGACAATGAGGTTAGAACTGACCGCCGAATAGTAAGTATTGTAGGCGAGAACGTCTAAAAGGACCGAAAGTGACGATCCTTCAAAGTCATAATCCGAAAATTCGTCTTGACCAGCAAGATATGCCTTAAGTTGGGCTTTAATCTCGTTAAATTCTAACGAGTTGACCTGGGTAAGTGCCATTATTTCTTGAGGATGACTGCGATGTTGTCAATAACGTTTGGTAGACCTGTGATGAGATAGTATATCTCTACGTTGAGATCATTTTGGTCCTCAGTGAATTTCACTTGAACGTCATAACATACAACACGAGGTTCATATTCATTGACTAAGGTTTTCACCCTGTCCTCAAATTGGATCTTATTGCCAGATGACCAAAGTTCAAATAGTGGCGAAATTAGGTTTCCACCAAAAGCTGGTAGAAACGGCTTCTCATAGAAGTTGTAACGAACGATGTTCTTTACAGACTCTTTGATAGCCGCTTCATTCTTCAGAGTGTTAACATCGTCCGTGACGGGATTTTTCCGAAAGGAAAGATCAAAATCCTTAAACGAACGGCTAGTGGATGCCATTTGCCACAACTCGACCTACTGTATTTAGCAGGTTTTCTGAAAGGGCACTATTCCCAGCGTTCTACGTAGTCATCAAATCCATTTTTCCCACCACACTGGCGAGAAAGGCGATTTGAGGGTGGTTCGTTAAGTTTTGCCTTGGTTGATTTTAGATATTTATCAGCTGCTGGAGAGGTAATTAGTACCATTCCGCTCTCAATGAACTCTTTACCGACATCTACAGGTGAGTTAGCCATAAAAAATCCTCCTAAAAGTCTCGAAAGAGAACTTTTTAGGAGGTTGCTATCTCCGTGAGTAGTTATTTAGAACTACTTTCCTTGCCCACGGTACTTTTTCTTTGCTTTGTTACGAGAAGTAGCAGCGCATTTGGTGTTCTTAGAGCTACCCTGACGAGTGCACTTGGGCTTAGACTCCAATTTTACGTTGCCAGTGAACGAAGGACGCTTTGCCATGGTCGTTTTTCTGTGTGTTACCCCAAAATCATAGAGCCAAAGCGAGTTTTTGTCAACTCAGTCCCCGATGTAGACTTTTTTAGCGCCTTCGGAGATGCCATGGTTGGCAACTTTGCTCCCGCAAGCGATGTCAGAACCCAATCGAGCGCATTTTTTGCCGTTTACAAAGACTGTATTCGATCCAGTAGTGATTTTTCTTGCCGCTGGGGCGTGAGTAGTGCTATCACAAGTGTGTGCTGACCACTCATCAGTCACTCTACCGACGTTTTGACCGCCCGCATAGACGTTTGGAGACCCCGCAGGGAGGGTTGTGGGGGGAAAACAACCGTGTCCAGTACAATATCCGCCAACAACCGATGGTGTAGTGCTAGCCATAATGATTAATATCGAGTTTGAGTGAGTGCGGTGCCCAATTTATCTCTACCTAAGTCCCAATTATTCTTCAAAGTCTGAGTAACAGTGAAAGTATAGGTCACAGGGGCGCCAGAACAGAGGGTAATTACATCATATGTATAGGTTAACGCCCTAGTGGCGCGGAAATCAGGCTTGTATCTGATGAATGTATCCACTGTAGATGGAAAATCATTCTCAAATTGACCACCTGTAGTATATGGATCTGGTTGAACATTGTCTTTGCTGATAGTAAAGATCTCACCACCTTCGCTTTCAGTGCTATCTAACTTAGTTATTGGTGTGTGAACCTGTTTTCCAGTCTCGTCGTCACGGTATTCCCATTCCCGCTCATCAAACAGGGTCTCATTAAAAGTCCCAATACAACTAATCGTAGGGAGAGTGCTGAGCACTGCTGTGGGTATATACGTCAAACCGCCTACTGGATACCCTGGGCATAGTCCAGGATCGATTCCAGAGGCGACTGAAGGGGTTACAGAAGTCATTTCAACACTGACTAGAACCTCTAATGGAGATATGTCAGTGGGGCATGGCTCAAGGATAACCGTGATCGTATCCGAAAATGGGATCCCGATCGTAGCATCGTTAAAATTGTATTTGCTTAGGTACGCCATGCCCTTTGAGTTCGCGGTTTTTACGCGATTTTTTTAATCGTCAGTGAGGTGATCTAAACACATCGGAGATGTTCCTACCTCAATACTATTTAAGCGTTTTTCATGGTCACAGACAACATCAACGAGTTTTTCATATTCCTCAGAGCCTGGACGGCGCATAAGGAGTGTCATGTCATTCAGACGCTTTTCGAGGGCTTCTACTTGACTCTTCAGCAGAAGAATCATGTCTAATTCGCTCATAGTGATTCACAGGAGATACACTGTTCTTGTAGATTATACACTAACTTGTGATTGTCAGTGACAACATAAAATCCGTCTACATTTTGATCATCAGAACTATGGAAGCCATAGGTTCTCACTTTCTCGCATATACCGTCGATACAAAACTGCTTCGTACCTGCGAGGTATGAGTGAAAACGGTCATCCAGGTTAATCATAGTGCTACGGCTCCGTAAAGATTGTTTGGGAGCCCCTCTAAGGTAATTATAGAGGAATGTTCTGGGATGACAACCTTTAAGTTACCGTTGATACCTTTCTTAACTTTCTTCCAGTAGGCTTCCTTCCTTACCCAGATACCATAAAATTCCTCTGCCGTTCTCACCTGCTCCTCTTCTGAAAAATACCTACGGCAAAGTTTTTCAAATTCTCTCGGACGCCCAACTTCAATGTCTACCCCAATCTGCTTGGAACCTACCGCAATCGCGACATAATCGTCACTATCGGATTTACTCCAATGTACGTGGGCGGGCAAATGACAATTGAGCTTACCCTCTAACCAGTCTGCGATACACAATCGGATTAACTCGGAATGTGTAACACGGGGGTTATCAAAAAGGTAAACTCGGAATTTTTTCTCGGAAAAAATTTTGAGAATAGGGATCCTATGAAAAAGCATTGGCGTTCGTTCGAGGGGGCGAGAGCAAGACTTTATAGATTAGGCTTGCGGGTCCCTTTTAGCTAGGGGGGGGCGCCCACGGCGGGCGCCTAGTGTGATTCTTCAGAGGTCGTCCATCATGTCGTTGATCTCCAGTCCGTCGATCGCGGGGTCATCCCAGCGGCAACCGTCAGGGGTCTCTTTGCTGCCGCACTCCCAGAGCATTGCCACCAGATCCTGATAGGAGCGCCCACGGCGTGCCAGGCGGCGTGCCTCATTGTACAGACCCTCATCGTTCTGAATCCAGAGGGACACGTTCCAGGTCTCCCAGTTTGCCCATCCGTTGTAGGTTGCTGCGGTCATGGTCTGTCGTTTGTGTGTTGTGTGTATTGTAGAGCCAGGGTCGTCCCCTCTAGGGGGATGGTGGACAGTGCCTCCACTGTCACCACCAGGGGGTTCGGTTGTTGACTTTCATGCCCAAGGCAGCACACAGCATGGGGAACCCGATAGCAACGATCATCAGGAGGGCAGCGGCGAGGTAGTGGTTCACTTGGCAACCCCAAAGACGAGATCAGCGATAGCGGCGGTGTTCTCATCGGCGCGACACCAGCGGACGGGCTCTCCCTTCTGGGGGCACATCCAGATCATGCAGGGCTCGCCTGTGAGTTGTGCCAAGCGGTAAGCGTGGTTCATGTCGGTCGCCCAGTCGCAACCGTGAGGATCGAACTTGCCCCATGCTGCGGGTTGAACTGCGATGGCGTTGGGCATTGTGCTTTGCTTTGTTCCCTTAATTATAAGGGCACGATGGGGACAGATCGGGGGGACAGTGGACAGTCCCCCAATTGGTTCACTTCCTGAGCTCGTGCTGTGCTGCCAGGATGATGTCAGCAGTGATGACCCGAAGGGGACGGATCGGCTCCCAGGCAACGTACAGCACGAGAGCCGCCACAACGATCTTAAGCATGGTCTGGCGATGGTAGGATGCAGAGCGGGACTTAGTGAGGGCTTTCATGATCAGTCGCGGTCGCTGATGTTCCAGATCCCCCACTGTCCATCGTTGGCGTGGGCGTCGCGGGTCTCGATCGCTTGGAGACGCTGGGCGCTGGTGTAGGTTGCCCA